TTGCTAGAGGGCTCCGCTTTTTCCATAATAAGATTATCTGTTATAATTGTATTTATGTTATTATCTATTTTTATATTATTTGAAATCAATTTTTTCAATTATTTTACATGGATATCTTTATTTATATTAGATATTTTATATCATAAACTATATAAATAATTATCAATCTTATATATTATAATGGATTCTTCAATGAATGATTCTCAAAGTGAGCCAGTAAACCCACCTCCTGTTAAAAAAACGATATCTCTTGTTAATATTCCCATTACTGATGATAATGCAGCATTAAATGTATTGGTTGGATTTATGGGTATTGCACAAAAGAGAGGTGCATTTGATATGCAAGAATCTTCTAAAATTTGGGAATGTGTAAAGCGATTTACAGGTGAAACATCTAGTGCCGAATAAATATTTATAGTATCTTGTAAAATAGTATAAATAATGATTTACGCGTAAAAAATATAAACGATAATGAAAAAATAAGTATATGGAACAAGATGATATAAGTGATGTTGACACATAATCAGCAACAATCAGCACGCCATAATATATAATCTATATATTGTTGCTTCCATATATCTTTCATTTCTTGTATACAACTTTTGTAAATTATATGGTATGTATTATCATATTGATAAATATATGCAATGAGTTCCTTCGGTAACACATTATACATAATAATATATAACATTATTTTTTATATATTATTTTTTATATATTATTTTTTAAAATTCGGTATTAAATTCAAATACATCACTTGCTACTGTTTTATCCGCCAATGCATATTCGGAATTTGTACGTTCAAAAAAGTTTACTTTTGTTTCTACACTAATTAGTTCCATAAAATCAAAAGGATTTGTTGATTTATACACCTTATCATAACCTAATTGTAATAATAATCTATCTGCTACAAATTCTATATATTGCACCATTAACTTTGAATTCATACCTATCATACGACATGGTATTGCTTCTGTAATAAATTCTGTTTCTATTTCTACAGCTTCTTGTATAATATCATATACACGTTTCTTATTTAATTTTTTTTGTAATTTTGAATATAATAACACTGCAAATTCTGTATGCAACGCCTCATCTCGTGAAATAAATTCATTGGATAATGTTAGACCCGGCATTAATCCTCGCTTTTTTATCCAATATATTGATGCAAATGAAGCAGAGAAAAAAATTCCCTCAATTGCTGCAAATGCTACCAATCGTTCTCCAAAACTACTTCTGTTATCACCTAACCATTTCTTTGCCCAATTCGCCTTTTTTGTTATACATGGATAATTTTGGGTTGCTTCAAATAATGTTCTTTTTTCTTTAGTGTCTTGAATATATGTGTCTATTAATATACTATACATTTCTGAATGAATATTTTCCATAGCTATTTGAAACCCATAAAATGCTCTTGCTTCTGACAGTTGAACATCTCCCATAAAGCGAACAGCTAAATTCTCTAATACCAAACCATCAGATGCCGCAAAAAAGGCTAATACCATTTTTATAAATTTTCGTTCATCATCGTTAAGATTATTCCAGTCATTTAAATCTTTGGATAAATCTACCTCCTCTGCGCGCCAAAAACAATCTACTTGGCGTTTATACATTTGCCAGACATCATCGTACCTAATTGGAAACATTACGAAGCGGTTATCGTCAGCGGTTAACAATGGGTCATTATTTGGTTGTTCTGTAGATTCCATTACTAAATAATATACTGTTTAGATTTTTATCTTGTTTATAAAAATTATTTATCTAGTCTATTTATTATTATTATTACTAGGTGTTGTACCTAATATCCAAACATATTCATCTACATAATTTTGTTCTTGCAGTATTCTTTCATCACTCAATTTATTCTTTTTATTGATTTCACTTATATAGCCATTACAAATACCACAATGGTCTTCATTTGAATACATAACTTGTAAATCTATTTTATCCTTATTTCTAATTGAATTCCATCTACCCAATGGTACTTTCGTTTCTTTACCAATTGCTGCATTAATCAAAACATCCCGAATGTGTTTGATTGTAAATCTGTGTATTACTGACATATTAATGATAATATTTAATATGTAACTAAATATTATTCAATTTTTTAATAGGACTACTATAATGATATATGTTGTTATACATTTGTATGATAATAATCTATTTATTTTTAATAATTATTTTCAGTGGATAAAGTAATAATGAGTGGACCAGACGTATTATTACTAGGTGAGACGAAAAAACGTGGTAAAAAAACAAAAAAACAACTTGAAAAAGAGTTAATGAAAGAATATAATTATGATAATGAATGTGATAACGATAAATATATATTTAGTCAAAAACTAATATATGAAAATCTACATCATTTATCTTCTATTGAAAAAACAAAATTTGAAAATAAATTCACCCAACCTAAAAATGGTGTTCAAAGAGATTATCATAATTTATTAAGTAAAAAAACAAAAAAGATAGTTGTTGCAACAGGACCAGCTGGAACGGGTAAAACATTGTTCGCTACAGAAATAGGTATTAAAAATTTTATCATGGGAAATGTTGAAAAAATAATTTTTACACGTCCTTCTGTATCTGTTGACGAAGATTTAGGTTATTTACCTGGTACTCTGGAAGAAAAAATGGCTCCTTGGGTTCGTCCAATTTACGACATATTATATAATTTTATAAATCCAAAAGATGTAACAACCCTGTTAGAAGATAAAATCATTGAAATTTCGCCACTGGGTTTTATGCGTGGACGTACATTCAAAAATTGTTGGATTATTGCCGACGAAATGCAAAATTCTACGGTTTCACAAATGAAAATGTTATTAACACGTCTAGGTGAAAATACTCGTTTGGTTGTTACTGGTGATTTAGACCAACATGACAGACATGATGAAATAAATGGATTAGATGATTTTTTAAATAAATTTAAAGGAAAACGTTCTTCTAGCATTACAAGTGTTGAGTTTGATAATGATGATATTCAACGCGAAGAAATAGTAAAAGAAGTACTAGAAATATACAGTGGTGACATTCCTACTATGTATAATGATATAACCGATAATTCTAGTATTAATAAAATTAGTGATTCTGTTTAGGCAAATTTATTTCGGTATATATTTTATATTATTGAAATTATGGTCAAAACTATGAAAAATTTTATGAAAGGTATTAAAATTCCTAATGTAGTTTCTTATTTACCCAAATCACTACTACATAATCGTTGGGTTTTATATGCTTTATGTATAATTGCTTTAGTAAACATAGTTATCTATGCAAATGTAAAGGATTTCAATTCTGTTGCTACACTATTAATAATTGGTTTCCTAGTTTCCTTTTTTAGTAAAAATATGATAATTATATTAGCTGTTTCTATATTAGCTACTTATGCATTAAATTTTGTATCAAGTTCTTCATTTTCAGAGGGTGCTAGAAATATGAAAGAAGGTGTTGACGAAAAAAACGATGAAGAAGACAAAAAGGAAGATGATACAAAAGAAAAGGAAGATGATACAAAAGAAAAAGAAGATGATGATTCAAGTGATTCTGGCATAGATGATATTGTTTCTAGTGAATCTAATAAAGCCGAAAGCAATACCGCACCTGGTGTACAAGAAAAGAAAAAAATGCTTTATGATAATTTACAAAATGATTTTCAAAGTTTTCAAAAAACACAAGATGCTATATTAAAAGGTATGCAGGAAATAGACCCTTTACTAACAAAAGCAGAAAGTTTTATTCAAAAATTTGAACATTATAGTAATGCAATAAATGAAGAAAAATGAGACAAACTAATTTGAAAATATATTATGTAATTATGTAATAATGTAATATATTTTAGTATACTTATAATTTATAACAATTTATAAAATAATATAGGTATGTTTGGAGATATATTTGGAAAATTAGAAAGGGCGTTCGAGACAATCGCAAACATTCCATCTATGATTGCGGATGCTATTAAAAATGCAATTGAAAAAATGATTCGTGTACCATTGGATGGTATTATGGATATGATTGAAAATTTTAAACGTATTATTTGTTTTTTACAGTCCGTTCCATTACGTATGCGAAATATAACTTCAGGAATGGATAATATATTTAAAGGAATTGCAAAAAAACATGAGGCTATTGGTAAATCTCTAGGTGTTGGGTTTGATTCTACATCTAATCTATTTATGTATTCAGGTGAATGGGCAAAAACTAGATTAGAATGTTTCATTCATTTTATATTAAATTTATACAAATGTATTTTTTTTTATATATTAAAAGCAATTTTTAGTATATTATGTGTTATTATTTTAAGTCCTGTTAAATTTATTGGTGGATTATTTGGGATTGATATGCAAGAGAATTTTGATAAAGCTGAAAAAGGGCTTGATATGTTAGATGCTTTCTTTTATTCTATTTTTGGATTTCATTTAATTTATTTTCCAGAAAGTATTCGTAAAGATTGTTTTACATGCGTGAGATTAAAAGATAGTGCTGTTTCTAATGCTGCTGATAAATTAGAAACCACATTTAATACAAAAATACCATATATAATGACAGAAGAAGGTGGCGACCCTGAATTTAGAAGAGCAAGAAATCAATTCAAAGAAACATCGGTTCTTGTTCCAAGAGAACCACACAATGTTCATTAAATTATCTGTGAAATACGAAACATAACAAAATTGATATAAAGTTTTTTTAATATCAATTGTAGCAATCATGAATTATTTTACCATAATCGTACCAGACGTAGAAAACAGGATCGACAACGATAATACTGAGAATTACTGTTATATGTGCTGCACTTTTATAAACTCTGGCATAACCCCCGCTCTACGTGTATGTACGTGCATCTCTCGTGGAAAATTACCTCATACTGCATACTGTAATAAATGTGATGTTTCGTGGAGTCTTGATGATATTAACAACAATCCGTGCAAATGTATACAAAGGTCAATGTTTCATGATATACTGATGGCATTTGAACCTTGTATCAAAAAACTAGATAAATTATATACAAATATCATTCAAAATGCCTGGTATAAAAATAGTAATAAATCACACTCCATAAAAATAGAATAAAAATACTTCAATATTTATGTACAAATATTGTTACGACAAATACCACATAATTTACCTGTGTGTTTATTATTGTTCTTGTTTTGAATGACACAATCTAAACAAAATGTATGATTACAAGATGTTTTCACTATGCTCTTATTTTCCATTGTATCATAACAGATTGCACATTGGTTAATGGGTTCAGGTTCTTCTTTTACTTTCTTGCTTAAAAACTGCTCTAGGTTATTTGCTTTTTCTATTGCTGTATATATTTCCATCTGTGTATTTCTTATAAAATAATATCGGTCATGTTCAGCCAATACCCGGTCTGCATATAATTTGTATTTTTCATTCATTATTAATTATTGTTAATAATGAAATCATATTTTTAATCACATCAATTTTTTACTTTTTTTTATACAAGTATATTAGTATTAATCATGGGATTTATTCAAAAATTTATTGATGGAATTAAAAATATGATTCATAATTTTAAACGCATTATATGCTTTTTAGGTAGTGTTCCTAGACGTATTAGTAATATTAATGCTGGATTTGATAATATTTTTAAAGGCATCAACCTGGAATTTCAAGCTATTGGCAAAAGTTTTCATCAAGGGTCGTCTAGTATTGGTACATTAGGATTATATATAGGTGAACTTATCAATACTTACATGTTATGTGGTTTTAAATTTGCAGGAAATTTCTTTGACTGCATTTTTTATTATCTCGTTGATATTATTTTATACGTATTGTACTTACCTTGTACCATTATTTTATGGGCATTTGATACATTTTTAGACCTGGATTTTTATTATATTCCACAAAATACATATAAAGGATTACAACAAATTAATGACTTCTTATATCCTTATTTAGGATTTCATATAATTCATTGGCCTAAAAAAATTAGAGAAGATTGTTATTTATGTAAAAGACTAAAAACCGAAGCGGTTGATGATAAGGCCAAGAATGTTGGTGTTACATTTAAAGAGACTATACCACAAAATTTTGGTAAAAGTGCAAAACTATTCAAAAGAGGACAAAAACAGTTTGAAGAAATTTTTAAAACTTATGCACGAAATCCTTCGGAAGTACATTAAAACATTTCGTATTTAGGTTCACACTAAATACGAACAAAATCTAATTTTCATCTTCATCACAAGCACTTTCACAAAGAAATTGACCGCTTCCTTTCATTTGAACTATATTTTCAGTTTTTCCACATAAGTCACATTCGGCTTCTTGATTATTTGGCTCTTCTTGTATGTATAAAATATCACCAAATCCATCATCATCAAAATATCCGTCACATAAACAGCATTTTCTCCATTGTCCTTCTTCGTAATTTTCTTCTGTATTTTCTTCAAAATCCCAGTCTGGTGGATATCTTTCACACTCTACATTCACACATAATTTAGGTTCTTCGTTCTCCATAATAATATTCTATATAGTAAAACATATTTATATCTTTTTATTATATTTTACGCGAACTTAAATATACAAATGTTTATAATTTATATCATAATATATTATAAATGGGTAAAAAGTGTATTCCTGGATTAATATGTATTGAAAACATGGCTCTATTCATTCTTTTTATTATTTTAATTCTTGTTATTTATCTTTGGTACAACCATAACCGTAATAATACTGCTCCTAAAGAAAAAGTTGTTTTAGTAAATACACAATCTAATATTCCACAATTAGTTCCTATTGCTACTCGTCAAGATATTTTTAATGACCCATATACACCACCTTCTAAAGATATTACTGTATATCCACGCAATTCTGGTGATGTACGCGGAATTCCCGTTAATGTACAAACTAGAGGTACTATGAATGATTATCAACAAGTTGGTATTTTAACTAGAAATAGCAACACCGAAATGATTCTTCCTCTTATGGGAAGAAGACATATGTCAGGTAGAGATAAATGGCAATATTATACCATTTCTGGAACTGGTAATCTCAATACCAAACTGCCTATTAGTGTTAATGGACGCAGTTGTACCAGTGAATATGGATGTGATGATATTTATAATGGCGATGTTGTTTATGTTGAAGGATATAATGATACCTTCCGTGTTACTGTATATGAAAATAATCAATTTCAATATATACCTGTTTAATTTTTTATGCATTCATATTTAGAAGATATTTTTACATAAAATAAACTATATGTTTATTATATAGTTTATCCAAATGTCATTTTTCAAATTAGATGATAATAATATTTCTTATGATAATAACATTAAATACATCTATAAAGATACTACCATCAATAAACGAGATGTAAAAGAACATACTAATGATAATTTACATAATTCTATTAAAAAAGAAAATAAGGTTGAGGTTGAGGGCAAATTAATACCTATTAAAGATACTTTTTATAAAATTAATTTTCCTAACAAAGAAGCCAACTTTGTTTATACTAATCTTACACCTTCTTCTTATATTGCTAATAATATATATTTATACAGCGTTTTACATCACAATATTAGTGGGGTTACTACTAATAATAAAGAAATTATCGGGGAGATTGTTATTGAACACTCTAACCCAAATAAACAAAATCAAAAAGTATATACCTGCTTTTTAATTAAAGAAGAACTTGTTAAAACTAATGATAATTCTGTTGATAGAATTATTGATTTAGTAGAAGGAAAGAGTGACTACAATGAATTATCTATTACACTAATAGATGATATTCCTACACAAACCCATTGTTTTCACTATGAAGATAATAATAATCATGTGTTCGTTTATACAAACCCTATATCTGTTAAAAAGAATGCAGCTTCCTTTTTTAAAAATAAACTTGCATCTAAAACAAAACTGTTTAACATATACCCTGCACATGATGATAAAATTGTTAGTCATCAACTTATTAAATTAGGTGGTACAGAAGGTTTTGTATCTAAAACAACAACAATTCAAGAAGCAGCAGAAGGTGAAATATACATTGATTGCCAACCGGCAGGTGAAAGTGATGAAAGTGTACAGGCATTAAATGTTCCTTTACATAGTGGATATGCTGACTCTAAAACGAAAATAGATGCATTTAAATCTATTATTCATTTTTTAGTATTTATTATTATAGCTGTTGTTTCTGTTTTTGGGGGGTCATCTCTATACAAAAATCTCATTATTGATATGATTAATAATACCATATCTAATGATAATAACCAACGCCGTGATTATATGTCTAAAACTAATTTCTGGATTTTTATTGCATTTATTTTTACTGGAATATATTCACTAGTTGCCGGTCTTAAAACTGACCTTTCTGGTGGCAATATATATCTTACATACTATGGTATTTTTTTAATCAGTTTTACCGTTTTTTCATCGGGTATAATTCAATATTTAATAAATTCTAAAAACGATTATCTTACAACTGGTAATGAAAATATTGAAATAAATGATGATTATGTATTTGATTATGTAAAACAGATAGGAGAGTTATGTAAACATTTATTAGATGGTTTGAAAAATTCTATAGGAAATTCTTATTTGTGGATATCATTTGTTATTACTGGTTTAGTTTTTATTCTTGGTGGCGCTTTAGCAATACGTGATGCAACTATGTTTAGTAAATGGGTTACCCCATTATCTTTAACTGCGTTCTTTATTATGACGCCTATAATGTATATGTCTTTGACCAAAAATATAAATACTTCCAACCCTTAAATGCTTTCAAATTATTATGTGATTTTACAAATATAGTATCACATAATATTTAATTATAAACAGAAGCACTTCCTACATCCTCTGATACAGGACTGAATCCGCTTGATATAAATTTACTCATCTCACTTTTTCCAATAGGTGCCATTTTCTCAACTACTTCTTCTTCTAATGTATCTTTCTTGGGAGGGTTCATCTTTTTCATTTTTTTGTCCTTCTTCTCTTGTGTAGGGGTATGTTTCATAATTACAGCTTTACCGGTGACATTACTGCAACGACGTAATAATTCGTAACCGGCGAATAAGAACAATACTGCTAATAATGAATTAGCATGGAAAAATAAGTATACAGCTACTGCAAATACACCGACCATACCAACGGGTCCATCTACCAAATTACAAACCATACTGGGTGCCTCTACAGGTAATACTATATAAAGTACTAAAATGGCAGCTACCGATAATTCTAATTGAGACATGTTTTTTAAAAAACTGGGCATATTCATACTATATACAATAGGATATATATTTTGTAATTTGAAAAATTGATATAAAAAGTCCTAAATTACTAATAAAGTAAGATTTACATTATGCAAAAGTTTATAACAAAATCAAATTCCAAAACTAATTCCAAAACTATATTTTTAAATGTTGAAACTAAAGAACTCATTCGGTCACAATCTTATATTGGGAAAAAAGGATACACCATTCCAAAATCTGTATTATCTAAAGATGAATACGAATTTTTGAAAAAAGACTTATTCTTAAAACCTTTCGTGCCCGGTGCACAGTTTGGTAACCCTAACGACCCATCAGCATCATTCCCTGTATATCGTGAAAATATCAACAAAATATATATTCCACGATTTTATGGAATTCAACGTTATGGTGTTCCTGATAGATGCGATATTGAATCCGGTGATGATATAGATGTTCCATTTAAACTGTTATTAAGGGATTATCAACAGAATATTGTTGATATTTATTGTAATCATGTATCTAAACCTTTATCCAAAGATAACGCACAGCACGGTGGTGGTGGTATTCTTGAAGTTTATTGTGGAGCCGGTAAATGCAACGGATTAAACACACCTATTATGATGTATGACGGCACAATAAAAATGGTTCAAGACATAAAAGTGGGCGATGTAATTATGGGGGATGATTCAACCCCAAGAAATATTCTAACTCTCGCACGAGGAAGGGAGCAAATGTACAAAGTCATACCAAATAAAGGCGATTCATATACTGTGAATGAAAGTCACATTTTATCATTAAAGTATAGTTCCAATAGAAATAAAAATACACCCAAAGGGTCAATTCGCGATATTTCTGTATTGGATTATCTAAATTTACCAAAATCATATCACGGTCTCGGTGGTCCTCTACTTGGCTATCGGGTTCCAGTCGTGTTTCCCACAGTATCTGTAAAAATAGACCCATATTTATTAGGATATTGGTTAGGTGATGGTGCTACCAGAACAACACTTATCAGTACACAAGAATCCAATGTCTTAAAATATTTAACAGCGGATTGTTTCCAAAATAAACACCCGTCCTTGTATTTACAATATACTGGTTCACAATATGACTATCGCATTAATTCAATAAACACTGGTGTAAATAAAACAAATGAACTTATGAATTATTTACGCGAATATAATCTAATACAAAATAAACATATTCCTCACGATTATAAGTGTAACGATAGAACTACACAATTAGAATTATTAGCAGGAATAATTGACTCGGACGGTTCTGCATCAAACAATACATATGATATTATACAAAAAAATGAACGGTTATTAGATGATATAATATTTATAGCAAGGTCATTAGGATTTGCCGCGTATAAAAAAGAATGTAAAAAACATTGTATGTATAAAGGTGAAAAACAAGAAGGTACATATTACAGAACCTGTATTCACGGTAAAGGATTAGATGAAATTCCAGTAAAATGTCCCAGAAAAAAAGTAACTCCAAGAAAACAAATAAAGGACGCATTAAGCACCCGAATAAAATTAGAAAAATTAGAAGTAGATGACTATTATGGATTTGAAATTGATGGAAATCGTCGTTTTGTATTAGGTGATTGTACGGTTACACATAATACGGTTATGGCAATAAATATTATCTCAATAATAAAAAAGAAGACATTAATTTTAGTACACAAAGAATTTCTAATGAACCAATGGATAGAAAGAATGAATGATTTCTTGCCAACTGCCCGTATAGGTAAAATTCAAGGACCTGTATTTGATATAGAAGATAAAGATGTGGTTATCGGCATGATTCAATCATTGTATGATAAAGAATACGCACCAAACGCGTTTTCATCATTTGGATTAACCATTATTGATGAGGTTCATCGCATAGGTAGTGAACAATTTTCACGAACATTATTTAAAACCATTACACCTTATATGCTTGGTATTTCGGCAACAGTGGAACGTAAGGATAAATTAACAAAAGTATTGTATATGTTTATTGGTGGTAAAATATACGAATCAACTCGTAAAGAGGAAGACCCGGTATGTGTTAGAGCGATTGAATATAAATGCGATGACACGGATTTTAATGAGGTAGATTTGGATTATAGAGGTAACACTAAATTCAGTAGTATGATAGTAAAACTCTGTGCATTTGGTCCACGCAGTGATTTTATTGTAAATGTATTAAGAGATTTATTAGTGGAACACCCAGAAAATCAAATAATGATTTTATGTCAAAATAAATCGCTGTTAAACTACTTATATGAAGCGATTAATTATCGTGAAATAGCTAGTGTGGGGTATTATATTGGCGGAATGAAGCAAGTTAAATTGCAAGAAACAGAAACAAAGAAAATCGTATTGGCAACTTATGCAATGGCAGCAGAAGCTCTTGATATTAAAACATTAGCTACATTAGTAATGGTTTCACCTAAAACTGATATAGTTCAATCTGTTGGACGTATTTTACGAGTAAAACATAAACACCCTATTATTGTAGATATTGTAGACATGCATGAAAATTTCCAAAAGCAATGGTTGCAACGAAAGCGATTTTATAAAAAGTGTAATTATCGTATTAGAATGACAGATTCTAATAAGTATACAAATATGTCAATAGATTGGGAAACAGATAGCATATGGAAACGTGTATATGAACCCAAAGAAATTACAGATAATGCTGATAATGATAAAGAAGAAGAGTTGCCTACAAAATGTTTAATTAATATAAATGATTTATAAATATTATTATAAGATATATTGACATGGAATTACATAATAGAATAAATAAAATATTAAATGCCAATTATTTTTTTAAAGATAAAATTGCAATATATGAATCGTTAGACGACAATTGGCGAAAATTGTATAATAAGTATGAACAATTATTCCTTACAAATCCTACAAATGTTAAGATTGAAGATGCAGTTGGAATTATATTACACAGAGGTATTAAACCTGGTATAGAAACATGTAAACAATGTAATAAAATATTTGAAAATACAGAATTTAAATATCATCAAGACCGAGTGAATAAAGATGGATATTTAATAATGATAAATGATATATGTGTAAATTGTCTAAAAAAATAATATTATTATAATATACTATTATAATCATATGTATCAACAAAGCAGAAAAAGAAATGATAGCATAGACAGTCGGTCACATAGTTTTGATAGTACCGAAAACGAAAAAACAAAACCAATAAAAATTAAAATAAAAAAATCTAGAACACGAGACCAGTATTTAGTACCGATTCAACCATCGCCAATTCCTGAAAACTTCCGCGATTTAATGATTTTTCAAAATAAAAAATGAAATTGTATATAGAAAATTGAATTAAAGTTATATACTAAAACTATATAACAAAAATGGTTAACTATAATTGTGAAGACTGTGGAAGAGATTTTTCACAAAAATCTAAATATGACTCACATATTCGGCGAAAAACACCTTGTAAAAATGAAATATTGATTCATGATAATAACATACCGGTAACCAAAATACAAAAACCATTTTTAAAATGGGTTGGTGGAAAGACACAAATTATCAATAATATTATTTCTAAAATTCCTGCTGAATTCAATAATTATCATGAATTATTCTTAGGTGGGGGTAGTGTATTATTTGCATTATTGTCATTACAAAAACAAAATAAAATTAAAATAAAAGAGAATATTTATGCTTATGATATTAATAATACTTTAATTAATGTTTATAAACATATTCAAAACAATAAAGAAGGCCTATATACATATATTAATTCATACATTAAAGAATATGATAGTATAAAAGGTAATACTATTAATAGAAAACCAACATCTATTGAAGATGCGAAAACATCAAAAGAAAGTTATTATTATTGGATACGAGATAAATATAATAAAATAAATAAGGAAACAGTAGAATGTTCCGCTCTATTTATGTTTCTTAATAAAACCTGTTTTAGAGGTATGTATCGCGAAGGACCAAATGGATATAATGTACCATACGGTCACTATAAGACTACACCAACTATTATCACGAAACCTGATTTAGATTATATTAGTGATTTAATTAAGGATGTTAATTTTGTTCAAAGTGATTTTAATTCTTCAATACAAAATGTAAAAGATGGTGATTTTGTATATTTAGACCCACCGTATGCACCTGAAAATAATAAATCATTTGTAAATTATGTAGCAGATGGGTTTAGTTTAGAAACACACAACAATTTGTTTACTGCAATAAAAAAGTTAGGAACAATTAAATTTGCAATGAGTAATGCAAAAGTAGATTTGGTAACAGATAATTTTAAAGATTATAATAGTGAAGATATTATAGCAAGACGAGCAATTAATTCTAAAAAACCGGGTTCTACTACAACAGAAGTTATCATTTCAAACTAAATATTGGTTTTACCAATTCACTAAATTGTATATATTCTATACACCATGAACCCGCTAAATCTAAAACCTGTTGTGTTTTTTTAGTTATTTTTTCACCAAAATATTTGGTCTTTCCATTAGTCAATTCTTCCTCTTGATTTGCTACACAAACAATTCGCAAAGGCTTTCCGTATAATTCAGGAATATTTTGATATTTGATAAATGTTCCATAAACTTTTTCTCCAGCTGTTCCAGAGACCCACCAATTAGATGTTTTTACTTCATATATATATTCATCAGTTTCCCAATCTGGTTCAAATCCATCTTTCCGGATAACTTTTCTTGGATTTTCTCCTCGCATTTTTAGCACTTCAAATACTAATCCTTCACCCAATAATGTTGTCCACTGTCCATTATTAGTTTGTTGTATCATGTTGTTGCCCCACTTTTTTTCATTTTCTTGTGCTTCTTTCTTTTGTTGTGAAATAGTTGTCCCTTCTTTTTTTTCAACTTGTTCTGGTTTTATTGTAGCCCATTTTACACATTCTTCTAAATTTTTAGAAATTGTATTTTCATTAAGATTATTTGTCAATTGTGTTTCAACATTCATTTTAGATAATCACTCGGTTTAAAGTTTAAAACCGATAACTGTTTAACTCAATTTTTTACAATAGTTACCTATGAGTAAATATTGTAACGTATTACCCAACCAGAATAATCAATTTATATATTTAATTTAAACTTAAAGAGCCCAAATTCACATATTCTTTATATCAAATAATCAATTTATTATTTATTAGAGGACCGTGATTTTCAACATCCCATATTGTTATTGGATTTATATATTTATCTTTAAGTTGTTTTTATAATTTATTCTATTATATTATTTCTCAGAAAACTTATAGTAAAGGTTTCGAAAAAAGGACATTCTAAAAATGTCCACTTTTCAGATCTTGAAGAATAAATTTTCCGTAAAAAACACGATTTTCAGTTTTAAAGCATAATGCTGTAAATCCATGAATTATTATTTTTGTATGACTGCATTTTTTTTTTTGCAATTTTTCACGGAGGTATTTTTGGGACTTTTTATGTTCTAAATATATAGAACATTTAGAATGAAAAAAGTCCCTAAAAATCCCAATATATTTGAGTGTAAAATATGCAACTATATTACGAGTAGTAAAAAAGATTACAGTAAACACATTTTGACTGCAAAACACCAATTTAGAACAAAACCATGTGAAAAATCCCCAAAAATCCCAAAAACCATTTTTGAATGCGGTTGTGGTAAGGTATATAAAGCCAGGAATAGTTTATGGTATCATAAGCAACGTTGTAAGTATATTGAAACCTATGCAAATGAATCAACAATTGCAATCACACAACAAGTTGATATTAGCAGTCAAAGTAATATTATACTGGAATTAATTCGTGAAAATAAAGAATTCAAACAATTGGTGGTTGATCAAAATAAACAAATTCAAGAAAATCAAATCCAAAATACAGAACTGCAAACACAGATGGTAGAAATGTTCAAAGAAGGAAAAACGATTAATAACAATACAACAAATAATAACAATCAGCGGTTTAATCTTAATTTTTTCCTGAATGACACGTGTAAAGATGCGATGAACATAACAGATTTTTTAGGAAACATGGATGTTAATATAGATGAATTAGAATATATAGGACATCATGGATATGTAAATGGTATGACAAAAATGATAATGGACCGCCTTAAAGACATGGATGTAACGAAACGTCCAATACATTGTACAGATGTGAAACGTGAAACAATGTATATAAAAGACAAAGATGAATGGTATAAAGATACTGATGAATTAGTAAAATTACGTAGAATATTAAGTAGCATATCAATGACAAATTATCGTTCTGTTGCAAATTGGAGAACCGCACATCCCAAAAGTGAAATTATGGATAGTCGTGAATACAATTTCTGTTATAAAATGATGAGAGCAATATTGGGTGATGCAGAAGATGAACAAATCCGTTTAGATAATAAAATCATCAAGACATTTGCGAAAGATCTATTTGTGAATAAGAATGGGTTGTAGTTATTTTGTTAATAGTAATCTTTAACCAATCTAGAAATATGTATAATCTTACAATTATAATTATTAACTCTAACTGGTACCCATCGTTTAAATTTTTTATGAAAAACACATTCCATAGATAATACTTTATTGGTATCAACATATTTTTCTTCATTAATATTTTGAAAATCATCTTCATCATCACTTTCTTCAATATAATCTAGATTTTTGTTTTCACGTATGTTACGGAATAATCCATTCATAAAAACACTAGTTTTGTAATCAGGAATATAGGCAATATTATAATAAACTAATGAATTGTTCTTTCCATATGCATGTAAATGATAGACATCATATTGTAAATCAGCTGTAACTTTAAAAATAGTAGTTTGTCGGTATTGTGGTTTAAATGTGTCAATTGTATATCTAGCAATATATATTTTTCCTTCTATATTTTTAATGTCATTCCCGGTATTTATTTTTTTATTTAACACAATATTAATATGTGGTTTAATAATATTTATAGTTCTGTATTGAATATGATGTGTTTGGTATCCAATAGTATTAATAATGTTACTAGGTATAATAGTAGGAATATCAGTAGAAATACCATTATTCCATAAAACCGGCAGATTAAATTGAATATTAAAAGGTCTATCATGTAATATATCTAGCACATCTTTAATATAGAAAAGCTTATCATAAAATGTATTTTTATGTAAATGAATACCTTTATAATAATAAATATCTTCAATAATAAAATAAGTATTGTTTGTTTCTTCATCGGTAATAGTTGTACCATATAAAATAGTACCTTTACCAAGTGGATTATTGTCTTCCTTAGAAATTCGTGTGGATTTAACAATTTTCTTATCTTTATTCAAATCAAATAAATAACATACATCCATATTTTGGTAATATGTAAACCATACAAAATTTTTTTTACCAGTAGGAATTGCCAATGCAACATTATAATCACTAGAATACCCCTTTTGTGAAACAGTTTCATATGAATTATCAAAATCCGGAAATCTGTCAATTAGATGATACATTTGATTATTATTAAGCTCCATGATAATCTTATATTATGATGGACCGTGTATATAATTACATGTTATGTATTTATATAGGTTATGAAAAATATAAATCTATGTAGTGGGTTGTTGTTCCATAAACATAGTTAAATCATCATTCATAGTTTGAATATCAGTTTTACTAATGGATTGTGATTTTGTATTTTGTTGCATTTCTTCCATCATTTGTTGATATTTGGTAATTTGTGTATTTACTAAATCTTTTGTTTTTTTATTTGTATATGTGTCTTTAAAATATTCCCATGTAGAATGGATAATATAAATTATGAATATTGATATAATAATATTAATTATAATATGTAATAAAAATTCAATCATTTATGTATATTCTATTACCAGAATCCGATATATTGATTTTAACGTGAAACATAATTATAAAATAAATAGACTTAAACCCAATTATATATAGAAACTTAATATAATGCCGTTAACCATATTGATTGTTGAAAAAAATGGCGATATTAAAGAACAAAAAGTGAATAATATAAATGAAACAGAATTATATAAGAAGGTTGGGTTAAAATCATCCAATGGGTTTACAATGCAAACCGAATGGAATATTAATAAATTAAAGGGTAAATCATATAATATTCGTTTATATGGTAAAATAGAAGGTCGTGCAAATTATGAAAATAAATATGAATTTCCACCACCTGTAGATGAAAGACTATTTTTTGGAAATTGTGTATTAATTAACAAGGATAAATATGATGAATATACAAATTTAACTAAAGCCGAATGGAATACTGTGTATGACCATTTATATGGCGGATTTGACGATTTAGAGGATGAAGAAGATAGCGAAGACGAGGTAGATGATGATGTTCCTCGTACTAAATCAGGATATGTAAAAGATGGTTTTATTGTAGATGATGAAGAAGAAGAAGAAGAAGATGATGATTATGTGGATGCTGGAAAAAAATATAAAAACACAGCTTCTGTACGCAAATCAACGCGAAATAAAAATAAAGAAACTACGATATTTAATACATTTGTTTCAAGTAATGGAAATTCTAATTATTTAGAATGTACCGGTGAATTAAGTGAGGAAGAGTATCTATAAAAAATTGATTATTATATTTATTAATTATAATAATCAAATAAAGTTATTCTTATATAATATTAATATGCACACAATAGATAATCCTAAACAATTTCGTAAAAACATTTGTAATAAATTACTGCCAATGATAGGTAATGATGTAATTTGTATTAATCTAGAAAAAGGTGTATTTAATTATGCATTAAAAGAAGGAACGAGTCAAAAAATCATAAAGAAATGGGATAATCCTTATTTTGTTCAATTATATTTAGACCGGCTACGTAGTGTATATATTAATTTAAAGAACGAAAAATTATTAATACAATTACAAAATGGTGAAATTCCTCCTCAATCATTGGCATTTATGACCCATCAAGAAATGAATCAGGTGCGTTGGAAGGAATTAATTGAACAAAAGATAAAGCGTGATGCAAATAAATATAACACAAATACATTGCAAGCATCAACTGATATGTTTACATGTAGAAAATGTAAATCAAAGAGATGCACATATTATGAATTACAAACACGAAGTGCAGATGAACCAGCAACAATATTTGTGACATGTTTAGATTGTGGTAAGAATTGGAAGTCATAATAGTCGCATTTGTGTTATTCATAGTTTACACATATCGTTCCCATAAAAATTGACTTATTTTATATTATACATACACCGGGTTTAAGCACGTAAACCAACTGTCTAATCAATATTTTTTTAATACAATAACATAATGAAAAAAAATATCATTATGTTAAAAAGTAAATTAATTATTTATACTAAAATTTCAAGGTCTTCCATTTTCCAATATTCACATCCCCCATTTGGCATAGGGCGTTTAATAATGAAAGGAATTTTCTTTTCCGCAAATTCGTTTGTTGCGATTAAATATTCATCAATAACATTGGGTTCTACTTCTATAAATGGTAATGCACCAGCACTTAATTGCTTTGAACGTTCACCTATAATTTTTGCTTTTTCATATCTAGTAATAAATGGAACAGATGTATGTAATGGATCAATAATAATTCCATCTTCATTGCGAACGGTAGTAGATAAAGTAAGTATTTCATCATAATTATGTGATTTCATTTCAGGATGATGGTCAGTAATAATTTGTTGTTGTATAGATTCATCAAATTTTTGTAAATAATTTTCATCATCATCATGGTCATCTTCAAAATCATTATCACTATCTATAATAGCAGGTTGTAACAGGGCATTATCACTATTTTCATGCATATCTTCATATATATCACTTTCATTATTTTCACTAATAATAGATTCTCCATCCGCAATATCATCATCATCAGCATCATCATCATCATCATCATCATCGTCATCATCATCGGCATCATCGGGTGGTGGAGGTGGTGGTATTAGTTCATCATCAGAATCACTATAATCTTCTTTTTGTTTTGTTGATTTTTCTTCAATATCATTATAGTTATCGGTATTAGTATTCATAGTAACCCGTATATTATAACACAGTATATTTCTAAATGTTTATTTCAATTTTTCATGAAAAAAGATTTATTCATAAAATAATATAATTATATACTTGAAAATTAAATAATTTGGTCAGTTTTCCAAGTATTATCACAACTAGTACAGATATATAAATATTTCATATCAGCATCGTTATATCGCATATATACAACTTCCGGATTTGCGGATGATGTATTTGTATTTGATTTACATTTATTATTAGGACATTTCATATTATAAATACGAGGAAGAGTAGGATCATGTTTGGTATATTTATTAATAATACGATTAAAATGTTGTTCTTCATTTTTAGTTTGAACGTTTAAAATACACCCCCCATCATGCATGATAGTATTATCAATATGTTTACAATTTCTACAATAATGTTCTAATTTATTTGTGTCATCTTCATTGATACTAATATAATACATATTATCGCATTGTTCACAGAATTTCATGTTAAACTTATAATATAGTAAGATTATTATTTCTATATAATTTTATAAAAATAAATTCAATTTTTTAAATCTGCAAGGGTGTAATTATATGAACTTTACACTAGTAAATTTATATACAATTCCGTATAATTATCTGCAATCAAAAAATTGATTTATTGAAACAGAATAAAAATATATCATTAGTATAACTTAAATCAGGTCATGAACCAATCTATACCAAAAAGTCCTATTACAGAAAATGAATCCAAAATAGTACCAGTTATTAGTGATTATAATGGATATCCTGATTTTATGTCCAAGCATATGATAAAAAAAAAAGATAGTAATAATAATAATAATAATAATAATATTACAAATACTAGAATAGGCGACAGTAAACTAGCGATATCGGGTGGTTCATATAATATATCTGATGCTGAATATTCAACATTTATACAATTATATTATAATGATATTTTAAAAAATAATAAAAAGGAATATTTGACGGAAAAACAGCGAGAAAAGGATGGTCCACTATTAATAGACATTGATTTCCGTCATACATATGAAACTGATGAACGACAATATACCGAAGAACATATAAGTGATATTATAGATTTATATTTAGAAGAATTAAGAACAATATATCAAATGGATGAAACTACTGCTATTACCGTATGGGTATTTGAGAAACCAACGGTAAATAGAGTTGAATCAAAGAATTGTACAAAAGATGGTATTCATATAATAGTTGGGTTACAGGTTGATCATGTAGTACAACAGATATTGCGCAAACGGGTTATTGAAAAGATAAACAATGTATGGGATGATATTCCTCTTATCAATACATGGAATGATGTATTTGATGAGGGAATTTCTAAAGGTACGACGAATTGGCAATTATATGGTTCACGAAAGCCCGCTCATGATAAATACAGATTGACTAAATCTTATAATGTTAATATAGACCCAGCGGATAATGAATTAATAATTAAGAATAATCCTGTAAGTAAAATAAATATGGAAAAGGAAATTCATCGCTTATCGGTAAGATACAAAAACCACACAAAGCTGTTTATGTGTAATAATTTTGTGAATGAGTATACTGAGTATACAAATTCACAAACTACAAATAAAAATAATAAGAATGTATTAAGTACGAGAGTAATGGATATCCAACATAAAAATGATCTATTAGATGACATATTAACTATATCTAGTATTCGTAACCAAGATGAGTTGGATATGATGGTTAACAATTTTATTGAGATAATGGGTGATTCTACTGAAAACTACCATTTAAAAACAATGTATGATTATACAATGGCTTTACCTGAACAATATTATGGTCAAGGTTCTTATGATAAATGGAAACGAGTTGGATGGGTATTAAAAAATACTAGTATCAAATTATTAATAGTATGGATCGCATTTAGTTCCCAATCAAGTACATTTTCATTTACTAACGTACCAGATTTATGTGATGCCTGGCGCAAATTTTCCAACCGGTTAGATGGGGGTGTTACAAAGCTATCGTTAATTTATTGGGTTAAAACCGATGCACCTGAAAAGTACGATGATATCTTACGTGGAACTTTAGATTATCATGTTGAGCGCAGTATTAATGAGTATACTATTAAAGAAAAGGTACCTGATTTCATATTGGCCGAAGTGCTATACCAGATGTTTAAACATGAATATGTTTGTGTAAGTTCAAAAAGCAATTTATGGTTTCGTTATATTAAAAACCGGTGGGAAGAGATTGACTCCGGTACTACATTAAGATTATCTATATCTAAACAATTCCGTGCGTTATACAATCGTAAAAGTAAGGATGCAGATAGTTCATTAAGTGATGTTGGTTCTTTGCCGAATATGAGCCAAGAAGATATTGATAAACAAACCGCAATATTAAAAACACGAACTTTAAAAGCATTAAATATCAGTAACCGGTTAGCCACTACTAATGACAAAAATAACATTATGAAGGAAGCCAAAGATTTATTTTATGATGGTACATTTTTAGAAAAAATGGATACTAACCCATATTTATTATGTTTTAATAACGGTGTTATTGACTTTAAGGAGAAATGTTTTCGTAGTGGACACCCAGAAGATATTATTTCACTATGCACAAATATTGATTATATCAAATTAACCAATAAGCATCAGCCAATTATTGATGATATCAACCAATTTATGGATACTCTGTTCCCAGATAAAGAGCTATGTAAATATATGTGGGAACATCTCGCATCAACACTTATAGGCACGTGTAATAACCAAACATTTAACATGTATATTGGTGTTGGGTCAAATGGCAAATCAGTATTAATCTCACTAATGGAGAAGATATTAGGTGACTACAAAGGTGATGTTCCCAGTACTCTAGTAACAGAAAAGAGAGGTAAAGTTGGTGGATTAACACCTGAAATTGTGCAACTCAAGGGTGTTAGGTATGCAGTCATGCAAGAACCAAGTAAGGGGGATGTTATTAACGAAGGCATGATGAAGCAATTAACCAGTGGAAAAGACCCTATACAAGGAAGAGCCCCATATATGCCTAAAACTATATCGTTTATGCCTCAATTTAAGTTAACAGTTGCGTGTAATGCTCTAATGGGAGTTAAAGCTAATGATCATGGCACATGGAGAAGAATTAGAGTTGTTCCATTTAAATCGTTATTTACAAATAACCCAGTACAGGGTGACCGTGAAAAACCTTATCAATTTCTGTTGGATAAGGACCTTGAAGATAAATTTGATGATTGGAAAGAAGTATTTGCATCAATGTTGGTTAATATTGTATTTAAGACAAATGGTGATGTAAGTGATTGTGATATTGTTTTGGCAAAAAGTAATGAATACCGACAGAGCCAGGACTATATTGCAGAATTTGTTCTTGATCGTATTGAACGCGATAAATCTGGACGAATTAGACAAAATGAATTAAATAATGAATTTTCAATCTGGTATATGTCTAATTATGGTGGACGTGGTCCTGGACCAAAGGATTTACATGAACATATGAACAAGGAGTTTGGTCAAAAACAAAATCAAATATGGAGTGGTGTTAAAATTAAATATGAGCGCGATAACATGCCAAGAGTTACAGATAATAGTGACGATAGTGATGATGATATTGATATTGATATTAACAATTTATAAATTATTTAAATACTCCAATATATTATATTTAATATGTTGGATCTAAAAATATATCTTGAATTTGATAACGAACGTGAAAAAAGAATAAAAAAACAAGAAGAATGGCGTCAAAAACAACTTAATATTTTTTATCGTACTGGGAAACCTATTTACAGAATAACATTAGAAACACAATTTTTACGTACTAATAATACACCACATAAATTTATTGAAAAAAAAGAGTGGGAAACTTAATACAAAAAACTGTAATTTTGCATAGGAACATATGGTTCACCTGTTATAAATGACCATAAATATAGACATACATTATATGCATTACTTTCCAATAAATAAATAATATATGGGTATAATGCTAATGCTATAATTATTAAGATTTTGAGTATAAAACTATAATCATATCTAGTGAATAATTTATAAGATATGACTAAAACACATAGAAAATATACATATGTTAAAAATGTATTTAATAATGTTAACCCATTAACAGTTTCTTTTTGAAACATTTTCTTTTTTTCGTATAATAATTCTCTGTCATATACCTCTTTTTCTTCTGATTCAGGAGTACTCATTATATTATATAATTATACTTTACTATATTCATTAAACTCATTTGGGGAATTGGGTGGTACTATATTATGATTGTATTTAAATCTTTCTGTTAGAAATCCTTCATTTGTCGTATTATTTATTGTAGTACATTTTCTAGATGATTCATTCCAAATTGTATTAACACCACAACATTCTGCACCAACACATCCACCAGTACTAATACTACCTAGTAAATCTCCTGATTTGGCCGCTTTTTCTTTAGTACGGGTTATTTGTTCAGGCGAATCTATTACAGGTTTATCTAAACTTAATTTATTATAATCTAAATGTGACCTTTTATTAATATCATAATACATTTTAAATATTTTTATACCAGATATTGACCCAATTATAATTACTAATATTTGAGGTATAATATCAGGTAAAAATTCTATTTGACGACCACCTATAATAATCATTACAATTATGAATAAAGATATGACAAAAACGTATAAAATATTATTATATTGGTGAGTACGTAATCTATTACTTTCATTAAATTCTATAAGACGTTTTTTCGTTGTTAAGTTATTTTCTGTACTATCAATATTACTTTGAATACGATTTTTTTCATCGTTTATTATTGCTTTAACCTCCTGTTGTTTTAATAATAATTCATTATTTGCATCATCTGCATTTTCAACATTCGTTTTTAATTGAGATATTTGAGAATCTAGATTAGTGGTGTCAACATTTGAATATTCTTTAAAAGTTTGTAATATCTCACTTAAACTAGATAATATACTTTGTGTTTCGGTTTGATTAGAATCTACAGGCATTATATATTATTATAATATTTTATAAAATATTATAAGATTACATGTATAATGTTAATACAACTAAAGATGCCAATGCAATAGAACCTAATATATACGTTTCAGTATTAGTATTATTTAATTGTTTTAGATCAGTATTCATACTATCTGCAACTGTTTGTTTGGGTTTACCATTTGAAGGTATTTTACCATAATTGTTTTTAGCATATTTTTCACTCATATTTAATTTGGTATGTTCATCTAATAAATCATTTAATTCACCCCAATTAGCAATTGCCGTATTTTTACCGTTTTCAAACGTTGTTAATTCATCTTTTATCGCGGTTAAATCTGCGGTAGCATATCCTTCTATAACTTTTAATTTATTTAAATCCAAAAAATTATCAATCGTATATGGCTGATATGACATTTTCTAAATAATATTATAAAATAGTAACATATAATATTATAACTCAATAAATGTGTAATATAACAAACTACTAGCTAAAGCTGTTAATAATATATTTGTTAAGATGGTTTCATCATATTTTTTCTTTTGTGATACCGATGTATTTAATTTACCATTAGCAAACTCTTTTACTTTATCCTGCATTTGTGGTAAATTATCCTTATTTTTGTTATGGTTACTAATAATTTCGTCATGTTGTACATAAGATTCCATTGATTCTACAAAAGATTCTTTTATTATTTTAGCTTGAGTTATTGTCTTAACTTCACTTAATTTTAATTCACCATATTTTGCTTTGCAATTATTTCTATATGGGTCAACACAAATCTTATGTTTTTCATCTAAATGTTGTTTGTATTCTTCATTCTCTTTATGTAACTGAATAGCATTTTTATGTATTTGAAATAATTCGTCACAATTTATTGTACCATTATTGCAATGATTTAAATATTCTTCTTGTTTAGATTTTAAAAAAATCATTTCATTTTCTCTATCTTTTACTTTTTGTAAAAGTTTATCACGCGATTCTTTGGAACATTTTGTATGATATTTTCTGTTACAATCATCTAAATTTTTCTTTAATTCATCTAATTCTTGTTTTAATTTTGTTAAATTGCTTTCATAATCTTTAATTCTTTGCTCATTTCGTTTACATTCTTCTTCTCTATTATCATAAAACGCTTTTTGTTTTACTAATGTAGCATCGGCATTTGTATTTTTAGTAATTTTATCAACAACTATTTGTTTTTCTTGTTCTTCTGTATTTTTTTCACCCTTTAATTTATTATCAAAATCTTTGTGTTTATTTAATCTGGGTGTTTCTGTATTTCTCTTTTTTTCATGTGTTCTTGCTTGTGAACGATAACTGTCACGTTTACGTCTATGATGAAAAGCAAACCATCCACCTGACCGTTTGGAATGATAATCCGCTTTACTATGGTCAGTATTAGCATTACTATTTTCATTATTCCAAATACCTTGACTTTTTTTTAATGATACATTATTTTTGCCTATTTCTGCATTTACCTTACTTATCTCATTTTCTTCAGTAATAAGTTCGCCCCTAAGATGGTCTCTTGTAGATTTTATTTGTGGTTTTGTAATTGCATTATAATTCGCAAATTGACCATCGGTCATTGTTTTATTAAATTCACTCATATTTTTTGTTATATTCTATAATATAGATAGAATATAATACTTATAATAGATACGTTATTGTTTGCATAAATTCTGTTTAAAATTAGATTTTTCATTTTGAATAATCTTTTCTAAATCCTCAATTTCTTTTTTCTTATTAGCTATATCTTGTTCAAATTTTTTGCATCTATTTTTATCTTCCTGACACGTAGCTAATTCTTGATTCTTTTTATAAATCTGGTCGTTTAAATCACTTATAGTAGCATTGGTATTATTAATAGCAATGTGAACACCTTCACACCTGTTTTTTAAATTATCACAAGTAGTATATTTAATCCCTTTGGAAGTTTTATCTTGGTTTAAATTCTCTACTTTATCGGATTGAACATTATATTGGTTTAATATAGATTTACATAAATCTGTGTTTGGTATACTACACGTTAAATATTCTGCGTATAATTTATTAAATAATGTATTTTCATGAGTTAAATCCTCTGAGTTTTTAATATCAGTTGTACTAGCTTTATTATTTTCTAAACCTTCAATTATAAAATCCGATTTATTTTTATTGTAATTTTGTTGAAAAGTAGCATAATTATATATATTATCATTATTCAGTGAACATTTATTACAGTTTTGCATATTATAAATTATATATATATATTTTACTAGTGATTTTCGGTGTAATAAATATTACTATAAAATAAACCTATTATATAAGTAATAAAATCATATATATAGTGTTGAATGGGATAGACAATGAATGGATATAAAAATAGTAATATAATCATAAATAATTTTTTATAAAACATATTACTATATCTAAAAGACGAATATGTGATACGAGTGAAATAAATGATTAAACCATAATAAATAAAAAATAATAAGAAATTCGCCAGATATAAATCATTTGTTTGCTCTTGCTTATAATGAATCATCTGTGTATCTTTTGAATATTTTTCTTGTATATCTTCTAATTCTGTCATTATATATTGCATAGATATTTCAATTTTTTTGTTTAAAAATGAAAAAAACTGTAATCAAAATACCAATACTTAAATTAAAACTATCTAATATGGCTCTTTGATAGAAGTAATCAACATAATTATAATTACCAATATCTGTATTATGTTTTTGTTTTAGTTGCTCTTCTGTCATATTTATATAATATGTATAATGAATATTCATATTATATTATTGGGTTTTCATAATAAAAATAATAGCAACTAATACACCCACCCCTAAATTTATAGTATTTACAAAGGTTTCATTGTATATTTTCTTCATGTTGTAATATCTAGATTCTGCACCTGAATTTTTTTCGTTTGTATTTCTTAATTTTCCATTAATATCACGCGAGTCGTCACTACCACTACCACTACCAAGTTCTGATTCGTCTAATTCGTCATCTGTTACACCAACAGTAACGTCTGGTGTTGTACTATTTTCATTACCTTCAACAAATCCTTCTTTATTATCAATAATATTTGTTTTTCGTAATTTACCAGTGGTGTCTTCATATACAAAATTATATTTTTGGGGGGCTGTAGCATAATCGTCTGGGAATGCGCGGAATATACCGTCATTATCAACAGGTCTAATATTAAATAATTGTTTATAATCACTAGAATAAATACGCATTTGACCAAATTTCATAGGGGATGTTTGGTCACTATCAACAACTGCACCTGCATTATCAATGCCACCACCGCTAACCGAATTACGTATATTATTATTTGTTAAATTTATACTGCTTATATCATCTGTTTTTTTAGTTATATTCTTAATAGCAGATTCTAAATTATTCCATCCATTTTTCCATTTACCCGATTTAGACTTATTTAAAGCACAAAAATCAGCAATACCTTCAATTACATTATTATCTTCTAAATCAATATTTTTATCTTTTTCATCATTAAAAAAAGAATATTTATGAATAGAAGGTTTATTGTTTTTCAAATTACTATAATTAAGTTTTGACATATACATTATAAATCTAAAATATAACTAAACACATACACGATAATATTCGGCGTTCATTGCAGTTACACTTTTTCTATCATATTTACAAACTTCTCCTGGTCGTAAACACATAGCTAATGATTGAGGGTCAAACCGCGAAACTTCGGGTAATTGATTAACAGATTTTAAATTATACTTTTGTTTAAGTGCAATAACTTCTTCTGGCAACAAGACTTGACACGATGGTACTAAAGTATGTTTCAATATATTAAATTGTAGCCGTTTAATATTATGAACAACAATAAAGATATCATCATGTTCATATAGGTATTTCATCTTAGAAACAATGGTATCATTGGGTTCATCTTCAGTAATAATCATTAGTGTATCATCTTTAGTTAATATATCTTCAATTAAATATAAATCTTCAATAATTTCATCCAAATCTTGTTTCTTAATTTGTTTAGCTTTTAGGTAGTATTTAATATAAACCTTGCGTTTATTTGTAGGATTTGTTAGTAACATATCTAATTGATTATTTTTATACATAGCATCAACTTCATTAATGCTAAATATATTATTATCACTTACGTTATAACCATTTCCTTCAAAAATGTCAATTAAATTAATTCGTGAGTTATAAATAGAAACAATTTTATTGCTAGAAGTACTCATTGTATATACTAATATTTGATACTTTATATTTATTTATAAAGTATCAATTTTTTGAAATTATTAATTTTAAATTTTCTTAATTACAATGTTTTTTTTAAAATCAATCTCATTTTCAATAGGTTTTTCGTCAGTATTAGAAATAGAAGATTTCATTTTGATAGGTGTTGATAAATTATTATTAGAATTACTAGTAGATTCTATATCATTAGTATCAATTTGCATGCTAGAATCTTCAGTCATATCATTACCATTTATAATCTTAATATTAATAGCTGGTGTGCTATTATTTTCTCCAATTTTAACATCAGTATCATTTGTAGGTGTAACCGGTTTATCATATATGGGACCAATATTAGGGCTACTATAAGTAAAATCTCCCATTTGATAAATATCATTTTGAGTAACTACTTTAATTCTATCACTAGAATCTAATCCAACAGTGTCTTCTGTTTCAATTGTTATAAATTTATCACCAATATTTTTAATACTCCATATTCGTTTAGGATTCATATCACCTCTAAAGTGAACATAATCTCCTACATTATATTCAATATTATTATTTAAAGAATCGTGTGAATCCGGTGGATATTCCGGCGTGTTGTATGAAGGTGCAAAATCTGGTGAATTCGGGTTATATTCAGGACTAACATATGGTGAATTCGGGTTATATTCAGGACTAACATATGGTGAATTCGGGTTATATTCAGGACTAACATATGGTGAATTAGGGTTGTAAACAGGACTATTAAATTGACTCGATGTTTGAGTTACAGAAACGGGTGAATTATTATATATAGGAGGTGGTCCTTCTGGTGAACCAGGATAAGGTGGTGTTTGTAAATTTTGACTATTATCATTATTAAGAATATCTTCAACCGTGTTTTCTCTAGACATCATATCTTGAATTATATTCTCTGGGGTTTTCATACTATCAGGTGTATTCATATTAAGTGGTTTATTATTTTTAAGGATATTTTGAATAGCATTATTCACGGTATCTGGATCAGAAAATTCATTTTTCATTAATAGACTTAAATTATTAGAAAAAGTCATAGTTTCTAATTGATTAATATTGTCTTCTGTAATAATACGCATTTGTATATTCATGGTTTGCAATTCTTGTATTAATAGTTTAAATGCATAAGGAACATCAATAATACTAAAATTGCGACCAAATTTAGAAACAGTTTCAATAGTCTTAGTATTATCAACTGTATCAGAAAATTTAATAGGACCATCTGCCATTGGACTTAAGAAAATATTTTTAGAAGGATTATAAATAGCAGTTAATCCAGTAGTATTACAAATAGCCATTCTATATTTATCTGCTCTTTCCATCATAGATTCTTTTAGGAATGCACTCGCACCATGTGAAATAACACCATCTCTTTCCATTTCTCCAATACGCAATCCACCGTCATTAGCACGTCCACTAACAGGTTGTTTTGTTAATGCAGTCATTCTACCGGTAGCCCGATAATTAATTTTATCTTTAACCATGTGTTTTAATCGCATATAATAATTCGGTCCCATAAAAATTTCTACTTCTAGTTGTTCACCTGTCATTCCATTATATAAAACTTCATTTCCACTAGAATGATAACCAGATTTGCATAATAATTCTCCATAAATTCCAATTTTAGATCCCTCATTATTAAATGCAGTACAATCACCAAATCCACCATAAGAAGCACATGCTTTGCCAGTTATAGTTTCTACAAATTGACCAATAGTCATACGTGAAGGAAGTGCATGTGGATTGATAATGAGGTCTGGTCGTATACCATCTTTATTAAATGGCATATCTCTTTCAGGTATGACTAACCCAACCGTTCCTTTTTGTCCGGCACGTGAAGCCATTTTATCACCTAAATTAGGAATACGTTCTTCACGAACACGTACTTTTGCAATTCTGGTACCTTCTTCACCTTCTGTAATAAATGTTTTATCTACTATACCAAGTTGTCCTTTCTTTGGTACTTTTGAACCATCAGTTTTTATATCTGGATTATTAGAAGTAGAACTAATGCATCCAATTAAAACAGTTTTATCATCTAATTCCGTATTTTCTTTAACTAATCCATGTTTATCTAATTTACTATAATCAAAACCAGGTTTTGTACCAATAACATTATGTAGGTCTTCAATATTGGAAAACACATTTTCAACGGTGGAATCATTGGTTTGTGTTTTTTCCTCATGCATTTCATAAGTACTATAATAAGTAGTTCTGAACAACCCACGCTTTAAAGCACCTTCGTTTACTAATATAGCGTCTTCCACATTATAGCCATTATAACACATAACAGCAACTATTGCATTTTCACCATATGGGTTTTCCTCGTTATTGATGTGTTTTAAATATCTGGATTTAACTAATGCATTTTGAGCATAATTAAGTACAACAGCTGTTTTATCCATACGAACTTGAAAATTAGTATGATAAATAGAACATGCTTGTTTACTTTGCCCACACGAAAAAGAATTACGAGTAGCGGGATTATTTTCTGGAAAATTGATTAAATTTGTCATTGTACCAAAAATAAGTGATTCATGAATTTCAACATGTGTATGTTTTCTTTCTTTTTCTAATTCCATTTTATTCATAGCAATTAATGCACCTTCTGTTTCGTTAGTATCAATATAATCAATAACAGCTTTTTCATGTAAGAATCTATTTAATTTTGCAGGATTCGTTTCAGCATCAATATTTTCATATAATTCATGCAATTCATACATATTATAATTATTTGGATTAAAATCCTTAATTTTTTTACGGTTGAACCCTGTGATTAATTCATTCCATGAAAAGTTATTATCGTCCAAATGTTGTTTAATAATTTTATTATCATAGGACATCTTCCCGGTTTCATCATCTCTATAAAATATAGGTCTACAGACGCGTCCAGCATCAGTATATATGAAAATTGTATTAGATTTTATTTCAAATGTAACACTGGTATAAATAGGTATTAATCCATTTCTACGGAATAATTTAAATTTTTTGATAGAATCAATTGGGTCTTGAACTGCGCCAGTCCAGAATCCATTAATAATAATTTTAGTTAATGCTGATAATTGTGGAGGTGTACATTCTTCCAGCAATTTCATGGACACTTTTTCACGTAACCATTTAATAATAATATCACGTGAATAACCCTGTGAAATATAGGCTCCAATAGATAAATGTTTATGTAATCCAATATTTCCACCATCTGGTGTATCAATAGGATCAAAAAATCCCCATTGTGTATTATGTAATACACGTGGACCAACAACTTTGACACTAGCATCCAAAGGTAAATTTGTTTTACGTAAATGACTTAACATAGAATTATGAGATAATCTATTTAGGTCTTGAACTACACCAATGCGTTTGGTATGTGTTTGTGCACCCCAATTTCCCTTGAAAGCTTTTTTAAATCCATTTTCAACAATACGTTCATTAAAAATCGCCTTATGTTCTTGTTGTATTAATCCATACAGATTATCTGCATATATTGATTGATTAAAGAATATTTTCTCTTCAAATCGTAAACGAATATTTTTCTTTTGCATTGTGTAGTATTCACGAAATAAATCATACATTAATGAACCGACAAGTTCAATACGCTTATACTTAAAATTATCACGGTCAGTTGGTATCTCGGTGCCTATGTAAACCGATAGTAATTGAAAGACAATATACCCCAAATAATAAGCCTTTTGTGTAAAATTCATTTCACCAATATGTGGTAAAAAATAATCAGCCAATATTTCCAATGTATGTGGAACGGTTTTCCCCTTTGTCAATGTTGCAATATATTTCAAAGCATTACGTTGTGTTAATATGCCACCAGCATCATGTACAGAAGGAATAAATAAATCAACCATATCAGCATGTTTTTCTAGGTCAAGTAAACACATAGTAATAATTTGTTTGTCACTAATAAATCCTAAAGCTCTAAAAACAATGAATAAAGGAACCGGTTTACGTACATTAGGTATATTAACAACAATATTTTTAAATGTAAATTTGCTAGTTGGTGTCATAATTTTAACAGATAATGTACGGATTGGTTTAGAAACATTTTCGGATACTGACCGTATTTCAGCGGAATATAAATAAGTATCATCATTAACTTCACGAATGTATAACATATTATCGCCAAATTTTTCTTGTGATACTACTGTCTTTTCTTTACCGTCAATAATAAAATATCCGCCATAATCATTAGAACATTCACCCATTGTATGACGTACTTCTTTTGGAAGACCTGATAATATACAATGATTAGATTGAAGCATAATAGGGAATCGTCCAAGAAAATTCTTTTCTAATGTCATCTTTCTAATTTGACGATTATTTTCATCAATAGATTTTTCAGTAGCTTCTTTATATAAAGCTTTTTCTGCAGGTGTTAATTCCATTAAGTTACGTTTAACTTTATTTTTACGAGTGGCTGCTGTACGAGTGCCACCTTCGGTGGTCCCATTCTCTATTTCAATGTCATCATCTTGTTCTTCAATAATAATATCTTCAGAGCCAACTAATGTAGGTGATTCTCCATCCTCTAATATATCAATAAATTCAATATCAATATCATAGTGAACTGTAATACCATATGTCATATTTCTAAGTCTTGCTTCATTTGGATACATATAATGAGAATTATTATCATCATAAATGATAGGTTTCCCAAAATATATTTTTTTACCATCTTTTCCACCCAAGTACATAATACATTTTGAGCGGTAATCATCAATAGTTTTATCATATCTAGTTTGTATGTTTATTGGATTATTTTCTTTGAAAATTTGAAAAATACCTTGTTTAAAAAAATCATTATAGGATTCAATGTGGTGTCTTACTAAAGTTTGTGGATTATCTTCAAATAATTGGTTTATAACTTTCCATACGGTAGTATTATCCATCAAGCTAGTGTATATAAAATATATTATATATTTTTATGTTATTTCTTAATCATTGTATTCTAATAGATTTAGTAATTTATTAATCTACAATAATTTTTCTTATGATATAATATATCACCAAAAATGGCTGACATAATGAATACTCTTTTCGGTCCACTTGACCGCAAATACTGTGCATACTTCTTTATTTTATCTATCATTGGATTTGTATTATTAGCATTGCTAGTGCTTTCTTCTCTTGTAGTTGGCCTTTCCAAAGGAAAGGGATTTGAGTTTTATTTCCAAATGTTTTCAGTAGCAATTGGTTATGCTATTTTCTATTTCCAAAATAGATTATTACACACAATGTGTTCGGGTGTATAAGGTTAATCGTTCTAATTCAAAATCATTTTTTTAAATATAATATAAAACCAATAATGGATATTTTATATTATAGCAATTATTGTAAACATTCTCAAAGTGTTGTACAAACTTTAGTAAAAAGTAATTTAACAGATAAATGTAGTTTTGTTTGTATAGATAAACGTAAACGTGACCCACAGTCAGGACAAATTCATATAATATTAGAAAATGGTACTAAAGTAATAATGCCACCAAATATACATAGTGTACCATCAATGCTATTAATAAAAGATAATTATCGCATTATTATGGGTGATGATATATTAAAACATTTTCATAAGGATATGAAGAATAATAATTCAAGAATTTCAAACAATATAACAACCCATGAACCAAGTGGTTATTTATTTAACAATACAATTGGTGGTACAAATATAATGTCCGAAAAATTTACAGGTTATGATATGACACCTGACGAATTGAGTGCAAAGGGAAATGGTGGTTCAAGACAAATGTATAACTATGTATCAGTACAGAATGATATGAACTTAATAAATACTCCACCCGATAACTATAAACCAGATAAAATATCAAATGATGTTACATTAGATAAATTACAACAAACACGTTTAGATGATATTGGACAAACCGATAATGTTATACCACCTGGTCCACCTCCCTTAAATATTTAATAATAATGATTGCATTATTATTAATAATAAAATTTATACTTTGGCTAACCCTAATTTTTGTAACGCAAAATTTATAATATATTGGTCGTCTAATCCCCATACATCATAGTCTTCACCTTCAATTAGAACATGCTTACGGTCAACAGCTCTGTTATTATTATCTAGATAAGTTACACCCATTGTAACGGATTTACCTAAATCTAATGAAATAACGGCTACAGTTACATTAGTTACTACAGTAGGTGTCATAGTATAAGGACTAATTGTAAACGTATTTTCTTCTTTTGACATGCTGTTTATATAATATATATACTAACTATATATTATTTGTTTATATATATTATTTAATATTGATTATTAAATATTGATTATTAAATATTATTAAATATTATTAAATATTATTAAATATTATTAAATATTATTAAATATTATTAAATAATATATATAAACAAATATTATATAAATATTATATAAATATCATATTATGGCAGATAAAAGTTCTATCAATAAAGCTTTCAATACATTAATATTTAATTTTATTGATGATATTATTTCAATATATCCAGAACAAGAAGATATTTCTATTGCAAAAACTTCACTTATGACATTTAAGCAAATGAATCCTACTATTGTTACAAAATCTTGGTATAAAATGGTTTATATTCCATATAAAGATGTAATTGATGCTGGTGATATAACATTCTTTTTTGAAAAAGACTATAATGCTGATTTACAAAATATCCCTAATGGAAAAGAAATTATGAAAGTGATTGATAAAATTAGAAAACCTATTAGTCAAATGGATGAAAAAAATAAGGGGCATTGTGCAGAATACATCACAAAATTAAGTAAATTATCTCAAATGTATGCATCTATGTAAAAATTATATTAACTCTAAAATAGTTGTTATTATAATTTATTATTTATTATTCATAATAATTTAATATATTCATAATTTCATAAGGGTCTTTTTTATCATAATATTCTTTTACAATATGTTTTGTAATTAGCATAGGTTCTTTCTTATTTAATGAACGAATATAGATGTTATGAATATTTTGAATATCATTCTTATATTTTGTTGGAATATAATTTGCCTTTTTTTCAATAAAAAAATCAATATACATACAATGAACTGTTCTAATTAACCAATCATATAATTGCTTTACTAAATAAAATGGATTCTTCATTGAGGATAAATACATTACATAATCGTTTTCTTTATTAATTCTCTGTAAACATAAATATTTATAAATTAATAAATTGTCTATCATTAGGCTTTGTTTAAATAATTTGTACTCATTTGTAGATACAGTTGTTTCATAACCAGTTTCAGTATTTGTTAAAACTAATTTCTTTCTATTGTAATTATATTGTATATCTTCATTTAATTCATCATAAGATTCATATATATTTTCATTTGTAGGAAAACAAATAATACCATTTAAATTAGAAAATGATGACCAATTCTCATATTCATATTGTGGTATATATTTGATTATGTTGCTATCTATTATTTCATAAATAGAGATCAGATACATGGATGATTGTAAAGAATATTGTGTTTTTAAACAAAATGTATAACAATAGTTTTTAGGAAAATATTCCAATATTGCTAATTCATGAAAAGGGCTGTTAATATTACCGGTGGTTGCTTCTATAAATAACAATTCATCAGTGCTAAGTATTTCATTATTATTTGTTATTGATCTTATTTGCCATTTTAATATTCTTTCATCGTAGAATACTTGCATTAATCTACCATCTATATATTCATGTATAGCAATATCTGTTAATTTTGGGTTTTTTTCTTTAAATTTATCTATAGATAATGTTTTTATAGGAGCAAATGCTAATAATTTTTTTTCAGGAAATGACAAAATAATAGAACGATATATACCATTTACTATATCATCTCTACATAACATGTCCTCATCATAATTTAATATACAATAAGATGTACCATCATATTCAGTTATATATTTATTAATATTGTTATTCACTACATTAGTAGATATATAATAAACCATATTGTTAGTAATCATATTGTTTTATTAGAAAATAATACAATATATCTTTAACTTATTTTGAAAAAAGCAATGCATATAATAACTTTCACAAATATAATTTAGATACATAATATATATTTTATTATTTAAATGGATACATCTAGAGTTCCCGATGAAATTAATAAGCTAGAGTCAACTTCATCAATTACATTAGAATTAGGTGATATTATTGAGTTGATTTCACCAGCTAATGATATTCTCCACGAAAGTACTATGTTTATAAAATATATTGATAATAAATTTATACAACTTATTAATGTATCAACATTGAAAGAATATCAATTAAACATTGATGAAAATGGGTTTATTACCGATGAATCTATTATTCAAGTTAATTTATTAAGTAGGAGTGATGAAAAAGGATATGTAAGACAAAATAATTTATTGCCAAATACATGGATTAATATTCATATTGGCGGGGAAATTCCTGCGATTATTACAGGTGAAATTGTTAATGTAGAAGAGGATATGTTAGAAATTATAACTTATCCCGAATTGAAAACCATATTCATTGACTTTAAGTATCAAGGTATTCCACTTGATATTCCCATTGAACAAATTATTATTCGTGAAAAACCAAACACATTGAAAAATATTAAATCATTAGCTTTAATTAAACAAGGATTAGAAGATGGCGAAGAATACGAGGTCCCAGACGAAGAATTTGCATCTATACAATTTACTGAATCTGGTGACTCTATTATTAACATACCGGAAGGCAAGACCGAGCAAAATATACATGATGTATTAAATGAACTATATCTGGATGCCAATTCTATTGTTACCGATGATCTCGGTGATATAGCTCAAGTTATTGAACGACCTGAAAATGAACAACAATATGGTATTGATATTCAAGTAAATGATATGATGAATGAATTAGTTTCTACAATTCCTAATGTTAAACGTACTAAAAATGTAATGGATAATATTCATAATTTAATTGAAAAATATAAATTACTACGTAAACAATTTTCCAAATTTGATGATAATCAAAATATTTATGATATTAACAAAAATGGGGAATATTATAAACCACTTATTCAAAATATACTTAAAATGAACACTAGATTAACATGGTTGTTACCAGTTGTCAAACTTGAGAAGAAAATATACAATAATAATAATAATACTGAAATAAATGATGTAGTTATTGAAGAAACCAATATATCTATAAGAGAAATTGAATCATTACAAAATAATTATTACAACCCCAATTCACAAGATGACTTGCGCGATTATATACTAATGCAAAGACGCATACAAGATATCATGAATCCTATGAATTCTAATACTGATAATTGTATATATTCTACACAAGTCCTATGTGACATTGAAGCAATTATTGATAATTTAGATGATTTTAATAGCACTGTTTATACAAAAGCCGGATTGTCCAAAAGACAATATATAATACAACGCTATAATTTGGGATTAACACGCTTAGATAACACATTACTTAAAAATGGGAAATCTATTTACACGAGAACGAATATGACTCCTAATGATATGATGTGTTTAAAATCATTGGTTACATTACCATACCCTGTTATTCGTTTTTCATCTATTAATTTACCTACTACTAGTATTATGGATAGAGCATCATTACACCACAATTATTTATTACTCTTTCGTACATTGCGAAAAAATACCGATATTACACCACATGTTATTAGTAACTTTGAAAAAGAACTAGACCATGAAAAAATGGATGAAAATACAAAACAAACTATACTAGATGGTATACATGAATTTATTTTAGACAATAGTAATACCGAAAATAATAATAATAATTTTGAAAAATTCTTGGAATGTATTATTCCTACTACTCGTGTACTTATACGTATTTTTAGAAAACATATCAAGAATAAGTTAACAATGGTTAGTGTTGTGAAAGAATTAGAACCATTTATGATTTATAGTGATAATATTACATATTCACATTATAAAGAGATTCGTTTCCATATTAAAGAACAAATTAAAGAACTAAAACAAAAATTGGACAAAAATTATAATGAATTTTCAAAAATAAAAAATAAAAAATATAATATTGTAAAAACACCCAATGTTTTATTAAGATTATTAAATGACAAAAAAGATGTTATTGATAATTTATTTCAAATATACAAAATAGACAATAAAGACATTAAGAACATTACAACTAATGAAATTTTATATCATATGCTTAATGTTGATAATTCTACTTTATATATGAATACTATTACTACTATATTAATTTCATTAATGACACCTAATAATCTTGTTAGTATTTTAAATGAACCTATATTAGATGATATGACAGATGTTGAACGAATAAAACCCAATGATTGCACGAAGCGATATTTATCAAAAAAATACAATTCTATTAAAGAATTACAAAAAGATAATGATGTGGATACAATATATTTTGATGAGGAATATGATGATACACCTTATGAAGTATTAGATAAATATAAAACAGAACAAGATAAGTTAGAACCCAATATATTTGTTGATTTTTTAACAGAAAATTTAATACAAAAACATGATTATCCCAAGAATCTAGCAACAGACCTGGCAAAAACTATTATCGCCAAGAAAAAGGAAATTACTGATGGCAATTATGCAGTTCTTGAAATTAAACCTACATTAAAAGAAGGCATTGATGCATCTAAACTAAGCAACCGTGATAAAGAATCTATTGATATGGAAGCTGATATTCGTAAAAAAACAGAATACTATAAAAGATTAAAAAATAATTGGATTATTGATAATGAAATTGCGGAAAATTCATTCAAAGATACTAAAGATATATTTTGCAATATTAGCGAAGAGTGTTTTTATAATAAAAAAAATAAAATGTGTGATTCTAATGATGCTAATAAAATACGCATTAGAGACCAACATAAAGACAGTTTAATTAATGAGTTTGATAAACGGTATCACCGGTCGGTTGACGAATTAGAAAAGGAATTAGAAGACAAAATTGCTTATCATATCAAATTATTAAAACGTAATAATATGCTTCGTGAAATACGTGAATATAAATATAATAATTTGGCATATGAAATTGGAAAAACATGTAGCAAAAGAGATATTATAAAATCACCACATATTCCTTTACGTAATCTAATAATGGGGAATAATGATTTTAGTAGTAAACAACACGAAATTTGTGATTTTGTTGACCAACATTGTAGAGAACCTATGATTGAACAATTAAATGAATTGCCGAATTGGTTGTATTGTAAAGATACAAATACGCAATTATTTCCTATTTCTATTTTTAAATTAGCAAATACATTTGTTTCAGGTGGAAATTACACACAAAAATTAGATGAAATATGTAATGAATATGGTATTCTTAGTGATAATGGGGATTCTATTGTTGATAAATATAGTGGTGAATTTTTACGTAAACTTGATTTTAGTACAGAAGAAGGGTTTGATGAAGCTGGATTTCGTATTACTACTCATTCTATTATAGAAAAAGATCTAGGAATTACGACAATGTCTAATGTCAAAGATATATCTAAAATTTTCAATGATGAATTAACAGAAACTGTCTATAATATTGCAAATACATTAAGTAAAAATATGAATATTTCTATTGATTCTATTCAAGATTATATTATACAAATATCTAATGAATTAATTTCAAAACATATTATTAGTGAAAATTCTTATAAAATTCGGTCAGAGGCTACTATTAAAAAGAATGGGAAACCATTAGGGCCATATGCTAATTATAGAAATGAAACAATTATTCTTATTGTCACTTCTGTTTTATTTGTTAGTATACAAACAGCTATACCTTCATTTTCTGTTAATAAAACTTTTCCTGGCTGTGTAAAATCTATTACTGGTTACCCATTAACCGGAATAGAAGATATTAGTGGAATTAAATATATTGCATGTGTATTACACAAATCTAAAAGTTCAGTTAAACCATGGAATTCATTACAAAAATTGAATGCGGAAAAGATTACCATGAGATTAAAAGAAGTTATTGAAAATTATATAATGAAAAAGACTGAATTTGAAGAATTATATACTAAAAAACATCAACATTTAATTTTGAATCCTGATAAAGTTATACCGAATGAACATAATATTACAAAATGGCATAACTTTATGCCACCAGTAGTATCATATTCTATTGTTAAATCATTAAACTCTGTATCAGGAGATTTTAAAAATGAATTATTAGAAACAATTAAAAAAGGTAGTTTATCACAAAATAATATGATTTCAGTATTAAATTCTCGTATTTCCTTTTTTGGATATGGCTTAATAGAATTAATCAATAATATTGTTAAAACAGAAAACTTATTAATGAAAACTTCCAGTGAAATACCGTTTTTGGAAAATTCATGTTGTAATGAAAAACCAGATTTGATTAAGCCATTAATGTATTTCAATGATAAAGATGCCAGTATAAAAGTATTAATAAAAAAAGTACGTAATATGATAAAATTACAACAATATATTAAAGATATTACTATAGCTCCTTCCTTTTATCATGCTGAATCTACCAGATTAAATCATCCAGATTTACCTGATGGTAGATTGGAAGAAAATATTTATGCTGCTGTTTTTGGTTATTGTAATTTTGACAAAAAATTACCTATTCCAGAGAACTTGAAGTTTATCTGTAATGAAAAACCGGATGATTATAAATCATCATGGTCATTGTTAGAAAAAATAGAATTCATGAAGCGAAATGGTAAACGTTATGATGTTGATACTTTAAATGATTTAATGAAAGTTATTAATCAAGAAAAAATAGTTTCTATAAATTATGATAATGATGTTAATATTATAAATAATATTGTTGAATTACTTGATCATCTAGATAATATTGATTCTTCACTATTTGATAACCGTTTTAGAGAACATTTACGTTTGGTTTTAAATCAATACAATCCTAAACAAATGAGAGATACTTACACAGATGAAATGAATAATTTTACTGATTATTTATCCACATGCAATTATAACATGTATAAAAAAATTATGAATTTCTTTGATGAACACGGAAATTTAACAAACACACAGTACGACCATTTAAATAAGTACTTAATGAATTTGTCTGTATGGAATATTGATACATCCAAACAAACCGAAACCATTAATGATAATGAATTATATACGGTTTCACAATTCATACAAAACTCTATTGTTATGATTACAAAGGTATATCCAAATATACTTATTAATAATTCTAAATTTTTTAATAAAATTCCTACACATTGGGACTTGGCAAAGGACCACGTTATGGATGTTGATAAATTTATTAATAAATACTATGAAAAGTTGGATTCTTTCCGTAATGATAAATCACTTATTGAAGTGTTACAAGAAGTAGAAAATATTATGACTGATATCAATCTATTTGTTAAAAACATTCCAGTACAAACAGATATTAAACGCGAAATTATTAATGAAAAGGGAGAAAAACAAATCATTTCATTTTATTCATTATTCAACAAGGATACTATTCATCTATTGTTCAATTATTGTTTTTACTTAACATTATGCAACTATATTAACATTTGCGATAGATCAAATATAATACAAACTGATATTAATAATAATAAAAATATTAGAAGAAATGCAAATATAGATATGCAAGACACTGCATTAAATATGCAAGCAACATCTAATGTTGACGAAAATCAAGAAAGTATTACCGAAATTCAAATTTATACTGATAATGCAAATATTCATTTAAAATCTAGGGTTGCATCATTATTATATACTTTTTTACAGATTGATATTGCTAATAAAAGTGAAATTAATTATTCATATGATGACGTTATTCGCAAAGTAAATTTAGCAAAAGAACGTGAAAAGAAAGGGTTTGTTGACTATTTAGGCAATATGAGTATTGAAAATAGAAAATCAGAAGATTTAATGAAAAAATATAGATTGGGGAAATGGAATGTTGGTCAACAGACTGGGTTGTTTAAATACAATAAAGAAACATATAATAGAGAACGTACTGAAATGATGGAACAACTCACTGAAGATGTTATGGGAAATGTACATAATACGGTTAATGAAATGAGAACCAGTATATATGATCTGGAATTACAAGAAGAAGAATATATGAATAATCAAGAACAACAAGAGACAAATATAGATAATTTAAATGAAGATTATGCCGATGGAGTTGTATACGATGAAGACCAAGAGGACAATTTTGATTAAAATAATTTAACATAATTTAACATAATTTAACATAATTAACATTATTAAAATAATTTAACATAATTAATATAAATTTCACATTATTATTTATAACAATATATTAAATAATAATGAGTGTAAAACAATTTGTATACCATAATAAAGTAAATGTCGCAATTTTGATATTTATTTTTTCTATATTTGCAATTCATTACAATCAACCAACATTAGTATACAATGATGATGGAAGCTTTCGTGAATTTGGTGTTGGATACAAACATAAAACTATTATACCCATTTGGTTAGTTGTTATTCTATTTGCTATATTTAGCTATTATTTTGTTCTCTACTATTTAGCGTATATGTAGTATTATTTTGCTACAATTATAATATATAAATATGTCATTTCCTAGATTAATTGAGAACAATGCAGCATATTATTTACAAAATACATTACAAAATTGCCATGAAAACAGAGTAAATGTATATTATTATTTTCTTAATATCATGGTTCTCTTACTATTCGTTTTTATTGTTGGTTTTACATTATATTATTGTTATAACAATAAACTTTCTGATTATGATAAACAACAAAAAATGTTAAAAGACCAGGAATTTATTGTTTCCAAGATACGGTATTACCAAGAAGAGGTTAAACAAACGAATAATAATGGCTCATCTATGATTACCGATTTACCGTCTATGCGAGTATAATATATATATATTTAATATATATTATGAATATTATTCGTCAACAAAGAGAACATATCATTACAAATAATAATATTGGTAACACTGAATTAGCTAATATATTGGAAAATACGAATAAACAAATAGAATCACTTGTTATTAAGGAATCCTTACATGGCGATTTAGATTTTTCCATCATTAAAACAATGGGATTCGGTCTTATTAAAGAAATTACTATACATGAAGGTGATGTTATTAGTATTTCTAATTTACCAGAAGGACTAAAGAAATTTACTTGTACAAAGAATTTATTAATAGAGTTAGAGAACCTTCCAAAATCAATTGAAGAATTAGATGTAAATAACAACTATATTGAGGTTGTTTCAATTGATTATTTGAAAAATATCAAGGTTCTCAATTGTGCCTCTAATAAAATTACTGAATTAAAAGAACTTCCATCATCTATACAAGAAATACGTTGTGAAAATAATAGCAAATTAACCTCTATTCATCTAGGTAATATTCAACAATTGAATGTTCTCAATGTTTCTAATACAAACGTACATATTATTTATGATTATCCAGGTGTTGTTGATTTCAAAATGGAAAATACACCTTCTATTGAATTTCGTGATGCAGTTGAGAATATTTCATTAAATAATGCAAAACATGAGAACCTGGAAGAGGAAATGAAAATTAAACAGAACTATATTGAAGGATTAAATGAATATTTCTCATTAAAAAATAATTATAAAAAAAAATTATTGGAAGCCAAACGTAAAGTATTTAAATCTGCGGTTACCAAGAAAATTGCGAAAAATTCGGCGGCAACCGTTAAAATTCCATGTATTAAATGTCAACGACAAGTCGGCACCAGATTTTTAAACAAATATGACAAGTATATGGCCTTATGTGGGGATACACAAAACCCATGTACATTAGATATTCAAATATATACTGGGGAAATTGATATGTATAAAGAACATTTATATGATAATTATCAAAATATACAAGGTTTAAAACAAAACATTATTTGTAAAAAATTAGATTCACTCTTTAGTTTTGTTACGAAAGAAGATTCGGTTAATGATTTTAAAGACGAATTAGAAAAGTATACTATTGCAACCAAAGTCTATGCAGAACTATTAGATATACATAATAATATTTATAATAATCCGGATAAAGATTTGTTAATTGACAAGAAAAATGAAGTCATATTTAGATTAAAGGAATCTATTCATAAACTATTGGATGAATACAAAGATACTAACAACAAAGATTTTTTAAAACAAGCGGTTCTCGCTCAATATAAACAACTTACGCCTGAATACAGAAATTTACGAATGTTAAAATATGAAATTATGGAAATGGATAAACAACGTAAACAAAACCTTGATGATAAACAAAGGATTATATTAAATGAGAATTGTGAATTAGAAATTGCAAAGGAAGGTAATACTATCATTGAACATCATTTAGTACAGCGTAATGCATCATTAACAAATATGGAATTTTCTTTTCATGAAGATCCTCGTATTATTAAATTTGTAAAATAATTCTAGATAATAATCTACATTTATAAATTATTATTTGTATATTATATAATGGAACCTTTAGCTAAACGTTTTTTCATATTTATTTTCGTCTGCATATTTGTACGTATTTGTCTAGTCGCGATTGCCTATTATATTGATATTAATTACTTACCTTATATGGGATATATTACTGCTATTATAGGTATTGGATTCTTAATCATATTTTTGGGGGGATATAGAAAATCGGGACCAGAAACTTACGGTGATGTAATATGGTGGAATAATTTACGACCAATACACGGTATGCTATATTTGTTATTTTCTTATTTTGCTATTCAAAAAAATAGAAATGCTTATGTATTTTTACTTCTTGATGTCATTATTGGATTTCTTTCTGGTATGAATTTTCATTATAAACACGGATATTTATCCTAATAAATTTAACATTGGTTATAATTTGAAATACCATCCCATTTAATATTATATTTGTCTGCCCATCTTTTTTTATCACATTCTGTTTCATATGCTGCAAAATTAATTGCATCTTTATCTGTATTTATTCCATCTATATCACTTGCAGTTAAATCTTCTATTTTATTATTAGTTTTTAAATTACCAATATTTTTATCACTAGGTATTTGACATTGAATTATATCACCTTCTTGTGTTGCTTCCCATAAATCTGGGCAAGTATTTTGTACAGGTGGAAAAATATTGTTGCTAGTATTACCGGATTTTTCATTCTTTTTAATACGTGTTCCAATAAATGTTAACATAATGATTAATAATAATATTGCTATAGCTAGAACTGTTAAATAGAACCACTCCATTATATACTAATAATACAAATTATTCGGTAGATTATTATTCTTATTACTAAATATTTAGTGATTCGCAAATTTATTTCTTATTAGAAACTATACTATTAAAATGAATTTAAGTAATATTGATGTTTATAACAATAATCAAATATTAGATAATTCTATTTATAATGGCAGGGTAAATATCGTTGAACCACCTTCACCCGAAATACAATTTAAAATGCAAGAACGAATCGCCATAAAAAATAAGACAACTGAATACAGAGAAGCTCTCACAGGTGAAATAGAAAGCAATATGTTAGCTACAGTCTATTTTTCTGCTGATAATATTCAAATTGTACAAAATGGTCTTCGCGCGGGTGTACATAATATGTCAAATGGTAAATATGTTATTCCCCCTCAAAATATGGATACATTAAAGATTATAATGCGTAGTATGTATTTACAACATGCTGAACATGATATGAATAATATCAAGAATGAAGTAGCAAAATTAAATAAGTTAGTATTGGATTATGCAGTTCCAAGTGTATATGGTGAAGCTGTTGGTTATGAGAAATATTGTCAAGACCAAAGTAGTATTGCCATGCCTATGGAATTACCCCGTCAAAGTGACCGTGATTTCAAGCAATTAGAATTAAAAAATTTTGTGTAAATATATGAATTATACTATTTATTTATTATTTATTTATTATTTATTTTTAAAACCTTACTTTTAGTCACCTTTTTTACAGACTGCTTTGTTTCACCCGATTGAATTTTTTCGCGTTTCTTCTTATACGTATTATAATGAGTTTGGAAACTGCTTAATTCATTAGACCACATCTTTTCCAACGTCGTGTTTATTAACACAGATAATTCAATTTCAGTATCTTCTTTTTCTTTCATAATCGATGACACATTTTCATCTGTCACCGAATCCATTGGCATTTTTACCAAATACTTGTAATCATTATCTATCTTATCAAACTGCATTCCTTCCAACAATTCAAATACTTGATTTGCCTTCTTACGTCTTAAATCAATGGTACCTTTCAAATTTTCTTGAATATATCTTGCACGATTGGACAGTCTAACTAATTTATTATTCATATTTTTAATTAAGAACTCTTTTCTTTTTCTGTAAACATCTAATCTCACTAGATAAAACTCATCAATGATTTCTTCAACAGAATCATATTTATGTAGTCTACAATCTTTGTTAAACATATGCATATTCGTTGCACTATTTGTTGTTGTTAATTTTAACAATTTATCTACACCATTACAACCATATTCATCTGTAGTCTCTTCTAATTCACGCAATGAACCTCTAGGAAACACAACTGTAATATCTACTGATACTTCTGTACAGATGGATGTAAAATCGCGAATCGTCGGCGTACTCTTCTTACCAGACTTACTGGTTCCATCCATTAATGATTCAAGGAAACTAGTATACGGCATTGTCCATGTTCCAACGGGCAATTCTGTAATACGAATTTTATCATCACCTATCTTTTCATAAACACCCTTGATTAAATATTTCTTTTCTGCTATACGCTGAATGCTTCCATGAAAGCCTTCATAGTATGGAATAAAATCAATATCCTTTGTTGATTTTCCTTTTAACTTTTTATTCAAATAATCTACAATAGTTAATGGATTATAGGAAGCAATATTACATGAAAATCCTGTACCTATACCGGAAATACCATTCATTAATGCAAACGGAATAATCGGTACGTAATATTCAGGTTCTACTATAGTACCATCATCATTCAAATAATTCAATACAGAATCATCTGCATCAGGGAAAATACTGCGAGTTAATGAATTTAATTGTGTAAATATATATCTCTCTGATGCGCTGTCGTCGCCACCATGCAATCTTGTTCCAAACTGTCCATTCGGTTCTAACAAATTGATGTTATTTGAACCAACAAAATTTTGTGCCATATTTACAATTGCACCATTTAAACTGGCTTCACCATGATGATATGCACTATGTTCTGATACATATCCTGAAAATTGGGCAACCTTAATTTCACTAGTTAACTTACGCTTGAATGCAGAGAATAATATTTTTCTTAATGAAATCTTCAAACCATCCACCATATTAGGAATAGACCGAGCACAATCATATGTACTGAAATGAATCATTTCATTATTAATAAATTGTTCATATTGAACAGAAGGACTACTTGTATCTAGATAAGCATCTTTATTATATGCCTCCAACCACTGCTTTCTATCATCAGCGCGTTTCTTGTTGAAAATTTTATCTATCATGTCATCACTATTCGTACCTGAATATACAAAATCTACAATCTTTTTATTTGCAAAATAATTCTTGAATTCACTAGACGTGGACGTACCAAGACCCTTAAAATATTTTACATTCCAACCTGATGAATTATTTTCATCCAAGTTAGTTTTCCATGTATTATATTCACCGTCATTATAGAATAAGAGTGTTTTAGCACCCTTCTTGGCACGTAATATTGGTGTATTCATAAAAGATAGGAATCCTGGAATCCTTGTTAAAGATGGCCATTCACTATGAAATAAATTTATACATAATCCTTTAATGTGAGACCCATCTAAATCTTGATCTGTCATGTACATAATCTTACCATATCGCAAATATGTATGAACATCCTGAATAGATTCATACTCACGACCAGTTTCTAATCCTAGAATTTTCTTTATTTCATTAATTTCTTTATTTTCACTAATTTTCTTGATTTGTTCACCACGCACATTCAATAATTTACCCTTCAATGGATAAATACCAATCGTGTTTCTGTCATCACTTGATAAACCGGATACGATTCCAGATAATGCTGATAATCCCTCACATAAGATAAGAATACAATCTTTAGAATTTACAGTACCACTGTAGTTAGCATCTATCAAATTTGGAATACCACGAATGGACTTGGTTTTAGAACCATCTGTTTTCTTTGCTAACTTATTTTCCTTTGCTTCAATCAATGAACATGCTACATCCATTACACCCATTTTTGCTACTTTTTCTATAAAATTATCGCTAACCTGACAAGTTGAACCGAATTTTGCAGCAGGTGTATTCATATAATCCTTTGTTTGACTATCAAATGATGGATTTTCTACATCACATCGCAAGAACAATATAATTTGTTCCTTGATTGCCGCAGCATTAACCTTAATCTTTCTCTTTTTTTCAATATAATCACATAACTTACGAACTATTTGTCCCATTATATAATCAACATGCTTTCCACCTTTCATTGTGCATATACCATTTACAAACGATACTTGCATAAATTCATGATTCGGTGAAACAGAAACAGCATATTCCCATCTTTCATCAGGATGTTCATAGACACGCTTTGTTTGTTCTTTATTACCAATATATAAATCAATATATTGTTGGAATGTTTTTATATTTAATTGTGTTGCATTGTAAGTAACCTTTATCTTTTTAATGGAATGGTCGGTCACTGCACCAATGTCATATATTCTTTTCTTTAAAAGTGCTAACATATCCGGTGTTATACCATTGATTCCAAACCGTTGGTAATCAGGCTTAAATGTTACACTGGTATATGATTTGGTTGTAAGAGGTACTTTGGTAATTGTTGGTGGGTCAATATTATCTAAATTATTATGAAATTCTTGGACATATTTCAATCCACGTGTATGATCTACTGTCTCAACACGCCCGTATACTGACCATATTAATACTAGTTTAAACCCAAAACCGTTCTTTCCACCTACTATTTTCTTTTCGCTTTTATCATAATTTGTTGATGTACGTAAATGTCCAAATATCATTTCTGGAATCCATAACTTGTTTTCTGGATGTTTAGCTATATCTATTCCATTCCCATCATTTGACATTGTAATTACACCTTCGTCATCAATAGTTGTATCTATATAACTAACAAATCTTTTATTCAATAATGAAGATTGTATCATACGAATAACATGATCCCTACAATTTACAATACCTTCATCAAATAATTTATAAAGACCAGGAATATATTCTATATCACGGTAACAAATCTTTTGTTCATTTTCATCGTATACCCAAAGTGATGCATCCACATTTTCAACTGAACCTATATAAGTATCAGGGTTATCTAAAATATGTTGCTTATCTGTTTTTTGTTGGTATTTGTTAGCAAGTTGTGTTGATTCATTCGCTGACATCTTTTTAGAAAGTGACATTACTATATAGATATAACTAGAATCTATTTTTTATCTCAATTTTTTATACTTCTAATATAAGAGATGATTCAACCCAATAAATTAGCTACTGCAGGTAATGACACCAGAATAACACAAAAAATAGCATATTCACAGCTACTGCGTAATAGAAAATTTAAATTAGTAGAGAATGTAGATACAAACGAATATTATTTGGGTCAAGTTGTTCTTAGTAGTACTGGTTTAATACCTACATATATTAAACAAATAATAACACCTGATTATATAAAACAACTTACACGAAGACCATTATATATTAAACAACTTACACCAGATATAATACCAACATATATTGACCAATTTATACTAGATACTGAAAGTAACCCTACAACATTTATTCAACAATATGATAAAGAATTATTTGTACCGGGAAGACCCAAACCGAATATTTCTCGTCCTGTTGCCTTATTTCATCAATATTCAGCTGGTCAAATATGGTTTAAATAAATTTAGGATAATTTCATTATATTTTATTTATATACTATATAATGAAACGACCTGTTCGTCAAAGTGATGGTAAATACCATATTAAAAATGGTAAATTTGAAGAATTGTTTGGTTCTCGTACACAAGTTATGAATGGTACTGCATACAAAACTAGTGGTGAACTTACCAAAAAAAATTTGTTAATGAATAGATGGGGACGTATTGTTTCCGCTAAGAAACACAAGACCGCCAAGAAAGAAAAACGCCTTGAGAAAGCCGGGTTTTTTGCAAAAAAAGGGAAATTCGGTTATGTTAAGAAAACTGCTCGCAAAAGCCGTAAAATGAAAGGTGGTATGGCGGATTTAACACCTGCTGCTGTTTAATTTTTATAACATATACCAATCACTCGAAATAAACTTTGATTCTATAATATATTCTTGATAATTGTCAAATATATATTTCTCAAAATATACTTTACTTACTATTTGTCGTTGTTTGTTATGTAAATTACTAGATAATGCAGTTGTTGTGTACTTACTATAATGTGTATATGCATCATATATTGATATATTATGATAAATACCGGGTGATGCCATCCTTGATAAACTGTTTGATGACATGTTTTTCGCTTTATTTTGCATATCTACTTTTAAATTATCCATTGCTATCTGTATCTCTAATTGTTTATCCCATAATAAACATCTCACTTTTCCTATATATTTATCTTGTTCTATTTCTAATTCAGGATGATAATATGATAATAAATCCAACACCTTTTTATCATTTATATTTGAAATATTTTGATTATTTGTTCCAGACCATTTTCTAAATAAAAGTATTATTTCTTCTATTTCTAACTCGGTTTCTAACTCATCTTCTACCATTGTTTCATTCCAAAAATTTAAAAATGTATTTATTACCGGTAAATATTTACTACAAATACCTGTAAATGTATCCTTTTCTTCTAGATAATAGGTATTTAATTTTTCTATTAACATTGTTTTTAATGGTTGTAAAAATACCAGTGCTGGTAAATCCTTATCTGATAAAAATTGTTTCCATAAATACTGCATATTTTTCCAGCTTATTTGGGTTATACCTGATGATGTTGTTTTTGGGGTAATATCTATATCTAGTACATTTTCTATAAAATCATTCACTAATGTATCTATATTCATATTCTTTATATAAAATATATTTTCTACTAATTTGTCACTATTGCAATAATTTTCTATATATTCATCAGCTGAATTATATCGTAATGAATAATGACATGATACACATATTAGATCCAAGATATTTGTATTTAATATCTGCCCCCAAGTACTATCATATTTTATACTTCTATTTATTCTTATTATTCTACAATCTTCATATTTATGGTCGTAATACTTATGTTTAAATGTTTGCGATAAATTACAACCTATGAACATTTGACACATATTATTTAATTGTTTTAAAAAAAATTTCGCATTTGGGTCTATTATATAAATCAAGGATTGTTGTTTACGAAATATATTATCACCTAATACCGTTAAAAATAGTTTCGCTTCTGCTCGTGTTCTAAATAATAACGGACAAATACTATCTATTACGAATTGAATCGTTTGTGATTCTGGGATTGATTGTAATAAATTCGTTTCACGAATTCGCTTCATTATATTTAATCTTGTTTTTTGTTTCCATGACATTAATGAACTATCTCTACTTATTGTATTTATCACCTCATGTAATATATCATCTTCATTATATAATTGATAATGTTGTCCATCATAAAAAAAGAAATTATCAGTTGAACTTGAATAAAAATACTGATTATTATTTAAAAATGCTTGAATAAAAGTATCTTGCTCAGACGTTAATTCTGTCATACGTATCACACGCTGATTATGCTGCGTATTCATTGTTTCAAATATACCACATAATTGATTATTTACATAATTGTTTATTTTTTGATACATATAATCATTTTCCTTATATTTATCAAACAATTTATCTATTGTTTCTAATACATTCTTCTTATCAGTTTCTATTTGTTCCATTACTATAAACGTAATATAAGACTGGGTTTTTATATTACTTTTAAATATATTATATTGTTACTACGTTATGGTGTATTTTATCTACATTCTTCATACTATCCACTAATGATGTTGTTATATATTTTGATATTATCATTTTGGAATTTAATACCTGTTCCATTGGTAATGATGCAAACCAATTGAATTTATTTCGCATTATTATCTCTTCTCTTGGAATGTATATACCGAGTGCAGAATTATCTAAATCTAGATAAGCTTCTTCCATTAATTCATCTATTATAATTTGATTATTTTTTGCTGTCTTTACACCTATTACTTTTCCATCTATTAATTCTAATTTACCACATTGTATTAATTCTTGGCATTTATCTTGAATTATACCTACAAAATTATCTTTCATTGTTATATGAGTATGCGATAAAGAACTTTGTAAATAATTTACTATTTCAATAATACTATTGTGATTTTGGCTTGCACCCATAAAATATGTATTTGGTATAAAATCCTTATTCATTGTGTTATTCTTTAAATCACATGTATGGTTTACTTCTTCACATACAAATGCCTTCCCAATATTATTATACTTTTCATATAATGGTTTTAATGATTTTATACATAAAAAAGAATTGGGTACTACTATACCACCATATACTTGTAACAAACGTGCCATACCTAATTCACGATATTGGGATTTCATTGGTTCTGCCATATAACGAACATTCACATCCCATGATGGTAATAACTTATTAAATGATTCATCGTCTATTAAACATACATTAAAATCATTACCACAGTGATTAATTATAGATTTGATTGTTAAATGTAAATAAGGCTGATTTAAATTATCTGTATTACGTGATGAAAAATCCTTCCAATTTCTTGCGTTTATTTCATATCTTGAATGAATCCAAATTTTGGGACGATTTGAACCATATAATGGCGACTCATTCAGTAAATAATCTTTTATTAAGTTATAATCTTCGTCGTTTGTATCAAAATTTTGTCTTACATTATTTAATAAGGATGTTGCACCTAATATTAAACCAAAAGCGATTACATAATGTGTTACATTTTTTGAATTGAATAACATTATTTGATTATACGTATATAATATCATAGTATATTTTATTCATCGTTTAACCTTATTTCAATACAAATATAATCAATAATATATTAAATAATCAATAATATATTAAATAATCAATATTATACTTTGATTCATTATATTTCATTTGTGAAGTAAATAATATTGTATTTATTTTACATATTTGACGTACTACATTTGTAAATGATTTATATGTCATTTTACGTGTTATATAAAACGATTTACCAATATAATAATATTCTGACAATTTGTTACAAAAATCATCATTATAATTATGAAATATCATTTTACGATATGCATTCATATCAACTAAATAATAACTATCTGTTTTTAAACAAATTTTTTCTAATAAATTAAATAATATTTCATTGGGTACAGGATATTTGAATATTTGATTTATCATTACCTATTTATAAGATATATTTTATCTTTATTATATTTGTTTGTTTTTTGCTAAATCTGTAATAAATATTTATAATTTATAAGTATTTATTTTTATCTATTTATTTTATGTTTCTTATTCAGCCTCTTTTTTATCCTTTAATT